TACACATATTCTCCAAGAAATTTCTGTATATGTATTATCATTATTTACTATATTTAGTGCTAAACCTCGTTTATTTAACGCGTCTTGGTAAATTTTAAAATCAACAAATTTATTTAATTTATCAATATGATGTGGATGTCTTTTACATAATAAAATTAAAAAATTAAAATATTCTTCATTTTTAAATTTTACACTATCGGTTATACCTAATTCTGTTAAGATTAACCTTGTATATTTTTCACATTCACTTTGTGTTTTAAATGTTTTATCACCTATTATGATTTGCTTCATTTATATAATATAAATACAATCACTTTATATTATTTTATTAACGTAATTGGCGTTTCAAATGTTAAAAAGTGTAAAAGAAATAATAATTAAAATAAATAATTATCCATGTTGTCGGCGTTATCTCATTAATATTGATTAAATAAAATGGTACAAAAACAATATAAATCTATAAAATATTATAGATTTATAATGGAAAATAATAAAATATTATATATCAAAACTGATGATAACATAATTATAAATGAAATACATATAAGATGGGTGAAAAAAATGAGTGATTGTTTAGAAGTTTGCGCCAAATCATTCGGTTGTAGTATAGATAGTTATAATAAAGACACCCACACAATATGTAAATCAAATAATTTAGATAGTTATAATGCTCTTAATAAGCATTTTAAAAAAACAATATAATAATAATTTATTTCTTAGTGTTCTCGTTGATATCTCATTATTATTGATTAAATAAATAATAACTTATATTGTTCGTGTGATGAGATAATTTATTTATTATTTATAAATATAAGTTTTCAAATAATATAGAATAATATATTATTAATAAATATGTTGGATTTATATAAAAACAAGTATGATAGAGAAACTTTAAAAAAAAATATATATTCGTTTAATTTATTAGACATTTTAAAAACTCAACATTTAGATTATACATTTGTAATAAGATACATTTTAAATACTAATTATCAATTTACAAAAGAGGAACAATTAATAAACATGACGGATGTTTTAAATTACCAGAGACATCTACAAAAAGACATATTAGAATTAGAATATTTAAATTATTATCACGACGATGATAGTGTTAATGGGTTTGAATAGTCTCCTTTAATTGAGGTTACAATTAAGTATTTCAATATATCCAATTCTAAAAATAATAATTTTTTTATTATTATTTTTAATTATGAAATTTTTATAAAGTTTATAATTTATCTATCTAATTGTCTGACTATTTATAGTTCCTGGGATACGACAACTTCCTTTGTAGCCTTAGCAAAATGAGGACTCATGTATCGTTGAAGATTAAAATATGTTAGTTCATCCGTCTCGTTTAATTTAAGAAGAGTTGCTAGTTTTGAATCAGGAATAATTTTACGACCGTTTTCCTTATCCTGGAGATTATTTGTTCGGATATATTTATTAATATCTCTGGTGACTTCTGTTCTGGCCATTTCTGAACCGGAAGGTTTTTCTAAAAATGAAGCAAGTTCATCACTAATTCTGGTAGGTTTTACAAATCCAGAAGGAGCGCGATTAACAGACTTTCTCTTTCTCTTTGAGCTTTGTTTAAGCGCAACCTTTAATTCCCGAACCCATTTTTTTTCAATAATTCTCCAATCAGCCTTAATAGAAGAAACCAACACTCCTAATTGTTGTAGTTTAGCAAGAAATTCAACGGATTGTTCTGCTACAGGGATATCTACTTCTGGGTCAGAAACTGGTTCTTCAAGTGATACAGTTTCTTTAACAACAACAGGTTCGGGTTGTTGTTCAACAACTGGTTCTTGTTTAACAGAAGCAACTTCAACACTTTTTGGTGCTCTTGTTTTTTTGGGTTTGGTTGATTTTTCAGTTAATACTAAAGGTTCCGATTCATTAACAACTTCTAATTTTATAGAAGTAACTTCAGGTTGTGATGATACAACTTGTTCAACTGATTTGGATGATTTATTATTTACTCTTGGCATCTTATTATACTATATCTAAATAATTACTTTTTAAGTGTTTTAACGCAAATATTATATATTTTATATGTTAAATGATACAAAATATATAATTTAATTAAATAACCGAAATGCTTGATATAACCATGGAAGTGATAAAGCGGCATATTCATTGACCATTGTTAACGCTCCTAAAACATAGTAACACCCAAAAGATTTATTATCATTATTAATTCCATTATTTACTAAATTACAAAGAATATCAACAATTACTTTTCGTACAATATCAATATTATTTTCGGTATGAATTATAGATATATTAATATTCCTAAATATATCTCCATTTGGTGGACAAATGTTATTTTTGGTTTCTTGAGGTATTTGTGCTCGATAATCCCAAATATTTGTTAAATGTATTATAAATTCAACCAGTTTAATTCTAGATAAATTTAAAAACCAATTTGGGTCGCTATAATGTCCTAAACTATCTATATTTTGAAACAATTCAATAACTGTGTGTTTAATATTTTTAATAAATGGAATAATAGGTGATAGTTCGACATTAATTTTGGTTTTTAAAATACTATGAATTTTTAATAATTGTTGTAGGTTTGATACTACTATATTTGGAATATCATTTCTATTATATGGGTTTTTTATGCGTCTATCTGATTTACAAATTAAATTATAGAGAGAGACAATATCAAAACCATATGTAAAATTATCTTTATCTTTATAACTAAAAAAGTGAGAATATTCAATTGTGTTTATTTCATCCATGCTTAAAAAATCTATTTTGTTAGTACACAACTCCCTATTCATAAAAGCAGGTCCTCTTAATTTGTTACATATTCGAACCAGCTTACCCCTAAAACATTTCTGGATTTTAACAATTAAATAAGATAAATAAAAAAAACTGTATATTCGGTTAATTAGTTGTTTTTTGTTTCCAGATATCTTTAATTTATTTAGCTTTGCGATTATTTTTAATTGTTCGCAATTATAATTATATTTAGTTATAATGTTATAATTATCAAATGTTAAATTATACATTTCATCATCCGTTATTTTAGGCAATGGATTATTAATTACGATTGTTTCTGCACATTTTAAAGTAAGATGTCTATTATATTCATTTATAATAATTTTATTTGTAGTTTTGTTATTACGCATTATATAAATAGGGATATATTGTTTTTAATTTATAATAATAATTATATTATTTTATTATGATATATGATACGACATATTAATATATATATATATTAATATTATCAATATAAAGACAACCCTATAATATAAAACATAATAAAATGGCAGACACAATAATTGATGGAACACAATTTAATACAAAAAATATTATGTATACTTCCCCCAAGTCAAACCCACAAGGTGGTAAAAGTGTAAATATCTTAAATAAACTAACCAAAACTGGATTGAGATTATCAACACCTCTAATGTTAACATGGGGAGCATCTGATTATGTTGATGAAAAAACCGGTCTTGGAAATGGTAAATTTGAGATGTCTTTACAATTTCCAAGTGAGGACTATAAGTCGGAAGAGACTGACTTATTTTTAAATAACATGCAGGCATTTCAAGATAAAGTAAAAGCAGATGCGCTTGTTTATTCTAAAGAATGGTTTGGTAAAGTCCATAAAAGTTCTGATATAATTGATGAATTATTTTCACCAATGTTAAAATATCCAAATTTAAAAGGGTCTCGTGAACCAGATTATAATAAGCAACCAGCGTTAAAAATTAAAATTCCATTATGGGATGGTATTTGGAAATGTGAGATATATGATGAAGAAGGCGAAAAGTTATTTCCGTCGGCATCAAATCCAAATGTAACTCCTTTGGATTATTTAAAAAAAGGAACAAACATTGCTGTTTTAATACAATTTGGTGGCATATGGTTTGTTAATGGAAAGTTTAGTATAAGTTGGAAACTCATACAAGCAGTAGTCCAAAAACCTAAACCGACATTAACTGGACAATGTTATATTAAATTAAAATCTTCTGATAAAGAAAAATTAAAGGCATCACAAGCCAAAATAGAAGAAGAACAGAATGATACCATATCAAGCGTTTTAGTAGAAGATAGTGATGATGAGGATAATGATGTAGATACACAACCCACCCAAATAAATGATAATCCAGAAATGAAACTAACAGTTACAGAACCACTTGTTATACAAGAAACACCCAATACTGTAGAACCTCCTAAAAAAAAAGTCGTCAAGAAAAAAACATAAACATGTCATAGATAGATGGTGTTGTATAATATTAGGTATAGTTAGTTTAATTGTTTATAAAATAATATAAATCATATTATATGATTTATATTATAATTACCACATGTTGAATATAAAGGATTGATTGAATTATTAGATATAAAAGAAGTAATAAATAGGTATAATTTTGCGGATGATTTAAGAATATTATATGTGTGAGAATATATTCAAATACTTATTTATTTATAAAGTGAATTTTTATAATAATATCACTTTTATTGCTGATATCATACATGTCTAAATCGGTTATATCATTTTCTTTTATTTTAGTGATGCCTTTATCCTTTAAAATATATGTTTGAATAACCTTAAGTTTTAATTCACTTATAGGAATATTAAATAATTGTTTTCCTAAATAAAACTCAAAATAGAGTTCATCTAAAATGGATATTGAAAAGGGAATATATAAATTAACGATGAGGTTATTATCTTCGTCGATAGCTACATTTTCTGGTAAGTCAGGAATACATTTAACAATAATATCGCTGGTTTCAGAATCAAAGTATAATTCATTATGCCATAATGGAACTAAATATAATAAGTTATTTACATATAATTTATAAAAATTATTTTCAAATAAATCATCGATAGATGGATTTAAAATAAATAGTTGGTCTTCTTTACATTTTTCTAATACAATATTTCGTACAATGTCTAATGTTTCTTGATTGATATGAAATATATTTTTATATTTTGATATAAAACTATATACATCAATAGATGTTTGTTTATCTAAATCCTCAAATACTTTTAATGATATATGTTTACATCCATTAATGATTTCATTAATTATTTTTAAAATAATATCGTTATATTTGCCTCTTAAAATCCCATTTACAAATAATTGTAATATATATGTGTATGTATTGTCATTTTGAGATGGTTCATCATTAATATTTAATATGTTATTGTTTAAAAAGTTGTAGGCTTCATTAATTTCTTGAAAATTGTGTGTATTTCCATTTTTATCTGGATGATTCTTTAATGCTAATTTATAATATCGTTTTTTCAATTGTTCGCTTGTAATATTTGTAATGTCACAATCAAAATCTAATATTCTTAATGCCTTTCGAACATCCATTTATTATTCAACCAAATTTAATTTTTAAGTGTTAAAATTATGAATAACATTTATTAAATAAAATAAATAATTTTCTAAATGATAAATTGGTCTATAATTATTATTGTAATATTTAAAAAATGTATATGTTTTGATTAAGATATGTGATAAATCCTTATCATGAATTTTTTGTTCACGAATTAATATGCTAAGAATGTACCAAACACATTCTATTATATCTAAATTATAAATAAATATGTCATATAATAGATCACGAAATTTTAGAAATTTCAATTCGGTTATATTTACCATAACATGTATAATTTTATTACAAATAATTTTATATTGTAGCATTATTTCGACGTTATAAATGTGTAAATTCTTAATATTTGTGATATTTTCCAATTTAATATCAGTTGGAAGATTATTTTGTAAGCATTTATTATATATTGTTTTGGTTGGTCTTGGGATAGGTATAATTTCACAACAATTTAAAATGTTATCAGGAATAAAACTTACTTGTTCTGTAATTAAAATATATTTTAAATTAATGGAACAAATATTATTTTGTTGCATATAGCTATAAAAATTATCAAGCAATTCACTATTAATTTCATGAAAGTTTTTACAAACAATAATCCCGACTTTGTCTGTCTTCGCAGATATAATATCTACAAGTTGTTGAAATATTTCGTGCCAAATTAGTTTTGAATTACATCCCAATAATGACATATCAATTTCATAATGTATATCACTTATTTTAAAAAAATATGGCTGTTTATTAAATGTAACGCTTATTTTTTTGTCATATTTTAATTCAGACGGACTATATTTTTTAATAGATTTGAGCATTTGGGTATATTTACCAACACCTGGTGGTCCATAAAATAATAAATTCTTTAGATTTTGTAGTTTTTGTGGAAATTTATTATATATTTTATTTAATTTTGGATGTAAGTTTTCTTTTTGTGCAGATAATATATATTCTTCGAAATGTGTCTCATAAAATTTCATTATATATTTATTTAAACATTCTTTAATTTATTATATAAACTCACTATTTTTTAAATTTAATAAAAAACTTAAACATAATAATAATTTATATACTAATGCTTATTGTAAAAAATTTAGAACAATATAATAATAATAATATTTTTTTTTGTGAACCTATTATTAATAATATTATTGATGATAGTAACTTTATTAGAATATTGTATTCAACTCATGAGTTTATTTTAAACGGTATATATTTATATATACCATCGAATGATATTATTATTGAAAAACATTACAATAAATATAAATGTTCTTTTAATATAAATAGTAACAACAAAACGGTAGACAAAATAAAACAAATTGAGTTACAACTATTACAAAAATATTATATAACAAATAAAAAACCTCTTTACAAAATTTATTCACAGATTATTAATGGAGGAATAAAAATATTTAATAATTATAAATCATACAATACACATAGCGCAAAATTAAATGAAGTATACACAATTATATTAAAAATATCCGGAATTTGGGAAACAGATTATAATTACGGGTTAACTTATAAATTTATAAAACTATAAATAACTTGTAAATCCGTCTGTATTAAAATTGTTTAATATTATATATAATGTTATAAGACATATTAAGTTTATAACACCTATAAAGTAGACAGTTGAAGTTTGTATTTTTGTAATGCCTTCTTTTTCATTCATGCTATTTAAAATAATATATAATTGAAGTAATAATAAAATAGTAGATATATTTGAGAATGTATAATATCCATCAGAAACATGCCCATTTGATATTTGCGATTTATAATTTATTAGTAAAAATAAGGTATAACTTATAATAGATAACATCAATAAATATGGACCACAGTTATTAAATAATAACATCATATATTTAATTGTAGACACATTTGGATAATTTACCGAAATTTTACTTAATATAACACATGACACCAATATAATAGCACTTGCTAATATTGAATAACTAGCAATATTAATACTTGTTTTTGTGTTATCACTCATAAAAAATGATAAAATAAATAAAAATATACTACAATAAATGAATGTTGTATATATTGTTTTAAATGTTTGTTCTTGAAATGTTGTCATTATATAAAATATAAATATTAAATTTTTCTGTTTAGTTCATCTATTTGTTTCTGCATGTTTTTGATTTTAACAATTAATAATGGTATTAATTCTAGATAATTTACAACTTTTAAAGTATTATCATGGGTCATATCTTCTCCCAAATTAGATACTAATTTTGGAAAAACAAGTTCGAGGTCTTGAGCAATTAAACCGTAATGTTCAATATTTAATTTATCATATTTATATGTATATGTTTTGGGTACTAATTTTAAAATATTATCTGCTATTTCTTCAGGTATATTTTCAATGTTTGATTTTAATTTAATGTCTGATGGATTAGTAATAGTCCCATTGACAATTAAATTTGTTTGAATCAATACATCATTTGTGCTATTTGCGGGTGTAATAAATTGAATACTATTAATTGTTTTAAATATCCATGTTACTAATCCATTTATATTTGGATAAAATTGTTTAATATAGGTGCTTTTTAAAGGTTGTCTTCCGCTAAAATTAGTTGTTATGTTAAATTCCGACATTATATTATTATTAAGTATTAGAAATAATATATTGTATAATAATATTATGAGTAAATTTAATGTGTCAACAAACCATCCCTTAATTCCAAATTCGCAAGAATATATGGTTTTAAAAAAATATGTATCTATACATTCTGAAGATAGAGATATAAAAAAATATCCAAATTCAACAGAGTTTGAGATTGAGTTGCCTCAAGATTATTTAAATGTATTATCTATTCGTCTTGAATCATGGACATTTCCGGCAAATTATAGCACCTTTTCAGACTATAACCAAAACTTAGTCATGATATTTCAAATAAATAATCCATATGACCCCATTGAATATGATGAATATAATGAATACCAAATTGATATATTTCAGGCTCTTTATTCAAATATAGAAATTAATTATTCAATTATTATTGAAGAAGGGTTCTATAACCCAATACAAATGGCAACTGAACTTACCAATAAATTTAATAATGTGGTAACATTATTTATTAAATCATTTTTTAATAATCCGGATAATAATATTACTCAATCTTCAATAGATAAATTTAATGCAGAAGGGTATACCGACTTTGTAATTGTATATAATTCGGTTGGACAAAAAATATGGTTTGGAAATAAAAATTCACAGTTTACTTTAATAAATTCAGGTGTTATTTCTGAAAATGCGATATTAACCCCTATTAATTGCGCACGAAATCAACTACCCGATTTTACTAATTGGGGATTACCTTTTTATTTGGGGCTTACAAGAGATGATTCAAATAGCATTTCTTCTCCGGACGGGTACCCTCCAAGATTTTATTATGGTGATGTTTTTCCAGGAGATAATGGGTGTTGGTTAAACCCAACTCTTATAAACTCACAATCATATTATCTTGTTCCACCGTTCAAAATAAATTTAATGGGTCAATCTTATTTATATCTCGAAATTAACGGATTAAATACTATTGATGAAACAAATCCATTTATAAATAACAGTTCGAATCCATTAATTATAAAAAATAGTTTTGTAAATGATCCTAGTTGTGAAATACAAAATTTACCTAGTTCACGAGTTAATTCGGCATTCGCAAAAATAGCGATTCCAACTACACCATTATCTCAATGGTTTGATGATAATAGCAGACCATATATGATTTATAATCCTCCTGCAGAAAGAATACGAAAAATTAAATTAAAATTAAGATATCATAATGGTCAACTTGTAAATTTTAGTAATAATGACTATTCGTTTATGTTAGAGTTTACTTTATATAATTCTCAGCAACAGAAAAAATACAAAAATTACAATCCAGAAAATAATATGTGGAATTAAAATATATTATATTTACATTTAATCCATGATTGTAAATCTTGTAATTCACAATCTACAACATTTTCACCAAAATCTTTTATTGATAAAAATGACGGTTTTTTCATTTTATCTGTTTTAAATAGTATATAATTATCCTTACCATTTTTACCTTTTCGTATACTTACATTTTCAGATACTTTTCGAATAATATCTGGGTTAGTATTTTCACCGTGTAATAAATGCGATATATCACTCATTTTTATGTTTTCAGGTGGTCTATTTCCTAAACTCTTTAAAGATATGTTTTGGTCTCCAAATAAAAGATATAATCCAAACTTTCCGTTTTTAATAATAATATCTTTACCTTGATATTTACCCAAATTATTAGATTTAAATATTTTGGTTACACTATTGTCGACAATTTCATCAAGTGAATATTCCCCATTTCCTATTTTATTTAAATCTATATCAGGATTAATAGGTTTGAAAGATAAAAGTTTATTTCCGTTTGTATTATCCATACATTTAATTACTGGACCATGTTGTCCTATCATATAAGTATGTGTTTCGTCAATTTTATATTCTTGCTTTTTATAACCTGATAAGTTGTGTATTAAATAATTTATTTCATCATTACATTTTTTACATATTTCTGCAGAAAACTTATCCCCTAATGCGATTTTATCTAAGTCATCTTCCATTTCTTTTGTATAATTGTAATTAAATAGATGATTAAAATGTGTTTCTAAAAAATTTATTACTACAACTCCCATTGGTTGAATTACCAGTTTATTTTTTTCATTACCAAATTCTTTAATTGTGCTTAGTTCTGAAATGCGTTCATTTTCTAATTCGTAATCTTTACATATAATTTGAGTACCTGTTATATCTTCTTTGGTAACATAACCTCTTTCTTGTATTTTATCAATTAACATAGAAAAAGTAGATGGTCTTCCGATTCCTTTTTCTTCAAGTGTTTGGACAAGAGATGCCTCTGAATAATGATATTTTGTGTTTATTAGCGTTATATTAGATGTGATTTTTTTATAAGTTATATTTTGATTTTGTTTTAATTTTATTAAATAATTATAAATTGGATTTTCTATTTTATATTTTTTTTTAACTATTAACCACCCAGGAAATACTATAGTTTCACATTTATAATTATAATTTAAATTATTATTGGCATTTATATTTGAATTTAAGGACAGAACTGCCGCACTAGACATACAACTTTCTAATGAGTTCTCCCAAATAAGTTTATACATTTTTTTTTCTTTTGAATTATAAGTATCAGGAATTTCTTGTAGACATATATTCGTAGGTCTAATTGCTTCATGTGCTTCCTTTATATTATTTGTTGATTTACCGGTAGATTTGTCGACAATATCATTCAATAAAGAGTTAATATTTATATTAATATATTTTTGTTCATAATTTTGTAAAATATAACTCGTTATTTTTTCGATAAAATAAAGACTATATTTTTTACTATCTGTTCTCATATAAGTTATATGACCCGCTTCATATAAACATTGACATATTTTCATGGTTTCTTTAGGTGAAATGTTTAATACCGAACTTGCGGCTTGTTGTAATTTAGATGTAATAAATGGTTCTGGAGGTGTTTTGGATAATTGTTTTGGTGGTTGTTCGCAACTAAAAGTATGTTTAAAATGTTTTGAACCATCTAAAAAATCAATAACATCATCATTTGATTCAAATTGTTTATTTAATTCAAAAGGAACACATAAACTAGTAAAATAACCGGTTGTATTATATACCTGTTTACCAGGGTTATTTATTATTTCTTTATAATTATCATATACTATTTTTAATGCGGGTGTTTGACAACGACCAGCACTTAAACTATTATTAGATTTACTCGTAATAAATTTCCAAAGAAGAGGTGTGATCTTAAACCCTACCAACAAATCTAATGTTTGTCTTGCTTGTTGAGAATTAATAATATTTATATTTAAAGTGGTTGGATTTTGTATAGCATATTGTATTGCTTGTTCTGTTATTTCATGAAATATAATTCGTTTTGTTTTGATGATATCTAAATTAAATAGTTGACAAATATGCCATCCAATTGCTTCTCCTTCTCTATCATTGTCTGTCGCAATTATAACTTCATATGCTATATTGATTTCAGACCTTAATAAATTTATTTGTTTTTTTTTTATGGATGTATTTATAATTTCATAAGTTAATTTAAAATCATTATTAATGTCGATGTTTTCAAGCGATTTTAATTCTCTCAAGTGACCAAAACTCGCAACACATTTATACCCAGGACCTAAATATTCCTCTATTTTTTTACATTTTGAAGGGCTTTCCACAATCACAAGTGAAACATATGTGCTATATTTTTTAGACATAATATTATTGTAATATTTTATGTTTATGCTTATTTATATAAAATTACTTTTTGAATATCCAATAATAGCACAGGCAATTCTTTTTCCAGAATTACCAGTTATTAAACTGGACTTATTATTACCAGACCCACAATCATCCGGGTCAGCGTGTATTATTAACCCACGACCAATTATATTTGCTTTATTTCCTCTTAATTTAATAATATTGTCGACAATAATATATTTCGCACAACCGTTAGAATCAGTTTTTAAATTTCCTAAATCTCCAGCATGTCTATTTTTCATACCAGGACAACCGTGCGTTTTATTATATGGATTAAAGTGAGCACACATACTTTCACACTTATCTGATAAATCTCCTGATTCATGCACATGAAATCCGTGTAGTCCATTTTTAGATAACCCTCTTAAATTGATATAAATTATAACGGTTTTATTTATATTATCTTCTGTAAAAACAACACTTCCTTTAATATCAGTATTATCAAAAAATGCGATTGCTTGAATATTTTGAATGCTCATATATTTTATTAGTTATAAAATATATAGTCATAACTGTACTATTTGTTGGTTGGGTATGCTTTAATAATTAATGAATCCTCTTTTTCCAAAGTATGATTCGTTATTCTTATTATAACTATTAGCCATATATGTTACTCGTGGGCTTAAAATTATTTTATATTTGTGTTCTCTTATTTTTTCTAAAAACTCAAAATCTTCTTCCCATGATGGATTAAATATAAACTTGTCTAAAATACTTTTTTTTAAAGCAAAACTTATACCTACATTTTTTTTATAAAAGTTGGTTTCTTCTAAACTAGGACATATTCTATCATCTAATGACATTCTAAATAAAATTACATCAGATTCAAAAAACAATTCAAATACAAATAACTCAACATAATTTGATGATATACCGTCATCATCATCTACAAAAGCGATCCATTCTGTATCGGCAAATTTAATACCATAATTACGAACAAGACCCGCACTATTATGTCCTTGACCTAATCTTTTTGGTGTATGTATTATTTTTATTCTGGTGTCAGTTTCTTTTATATTTGGAGTCATTCCATCAAAAACAACGATTGCTTTCCAATTATTATTTGTTTGATTTTTAAGACATTGTAATGTAGCAACTAATGATTGTCTACCGATCGTAGGTATTATAAATGTAAGCATTATACTTTCCACGAATAAGTATTTAAACTATTTTTATAAAATAGAATTAAAACCAACTATTTGGAACAACAGATGATATTTCCGGATATACTTTATTTTTCCGCGTTGGTTGTGTGTTTGGTTGCGAGACTGGTTGTGGTTTAACAATTTCTGGATTCTTATCAAAAATATTAAAATATTGTAATATTTTTGTACCAGTATAAGTTATCTTATATTGTTGAGTTATATCTTTATTCATATAATTTTGATTATACTAAATTCTTTAAATCTATTTATACATTTTAACATTTCAACTGGCATATTAAAAATTATAATCTAAAAGAAGATTTGGGGGTTTTGGAATGTCCGTATTTATATTTATTTCTTGATTTATTTGCTAAAATAAATGTTTTTTTTTTATGATTACATCCGTTTTTAATTATATCATAATCAACCGCCGCCGCTTTTCCAGAAGTGATTGAACTTGCCAACCTTGCTAATCCCCATGATTGTGGAGTTTGATTAGGTCTTGAACCGGACGAATAATATGCGCCTTCACCCTTTTTAACAATTTGGTTTAACGCAGATAGTTTACATCCGGTTTTTAATGCTAACTCTTTTGTGGGTTTTATATTATGTATATTATATATTTTACGGGCATTTATAATATGTTTTGATGTTTTATTTTTATAAGACGAAACATGTTTGCGTGTATAATATATGTGATTTTTATATAATTTTTTTGATTTATTTAACATTTTAAATTGTTTGATTTTATCTTTTTTTGTTAATTTATTTGGTAAATATCTAATTGGATATTTTATATCTGTCATTATATATATTTATAAATATATTTTAGTTGCCATATTATGTTATCCCTTATTTGAAAATAGATCACATAATATTTGTTGTTTATAATAATTGGTCATTACATTTTGTCTATCATTCTTTGTAGATTCTATATTTTTAGTTTTTATTTTATTGTTTTTAGTTGTTGTTCTATTATTTTTATGTTTCGGTTTATTTTTTTCATTTATATTAATTATACAACACGATATTTGATTTTTATTTAATTGTTGAAACGCAAAAAACCTTTTATTACCGTCAATTATTTTATATATGTTATTATCAATATTGCTAATAATAATAGGTTGGTTTAAACCGTTTTTTGAAATGTCCTCTATTAAATTATGTATGTTTTTTTGAAATTTTTGAGTTGGGAGGTCTTTCCAAAAATTAACATCTAATATGAAAATATCATTAATATTAATATCAGTCATACTTTATCTATACACTTTTAATGTTGTTATATTTAAATTGTTTCCATGTTATTTTTAATGGTTCGCAATAATCATCTTGTTTCTGGTTATCATACTCTTTATTTATTTTATCTGCTTTTTTCAACGCACTATCAATATATAATTCTTTTAATATTGTACCAACCATAAACGCGCCTTCATGTTGGTCAAGCTGTTCATTCTCGATTTTTTCTAATATATCCAAAAACTTAAATAATATATCTAGGTTGATTTCATCCTTTTTTATTTTATTATAAATATCAGTATAATAATTAAATAAAAAAAAACATTGAATAATACATTCTTCATTAATTTTTAAATCATCATCATTATATTTTTTTTTAATCATTAGCATGTTATTAATATCATTCCTTAAATTAATACTATGTTTTAGAGTGCGTATTAATTCGGTTTGGTCCTCAACATTATGTGTTTTTATTAACTGTTGTAATTGAATTCTTTGTTTATCATCCATTATAAATAATCAATAAAAAATTATATTTAATATATATTATAATATATATATTAAAATGGTAAATAATGTTCCTCAAGGTTTATTGTTGCCATCAATAAAGGGATTCGACGGTACCAATCCAAGAAACGCCGCATTAATGAATGAAATGAATAATAATTCTAAATTAACTAACTTAACTAATATAGTTGGTGGTAGACAAAAGTCAAAAAAATATTATGGAGGAGGATTTGTGAATCCTCAAATTTTACCAATATATTCAGATATTGGTGCTAATGGTCAAAATACAGTTGATATTAATAATAAGCTCGCAGTTATATCAACACAAAACGCAAGTAATGCGAGTTATGATTTAAAAGTCGGACAAGTAGCCGGATATAAAAACCGAAAACGCAAAACTAAGAAAAATAAAAAATCTCGAAGATATCATAAAAAATCTCGAAGATATCATAAAAAATAATTTTAAATTTAGAATAGTTTATATTATATTATAACAAATAATATAAGTAATGCCAACAGGAAAAAATTGGTTGAATTTTATTTATGTAAATATAGGTTTTGTTGTATACATAATTGCGATGTATTATTTCACATCAATTAAAAAAATAAAAGATAATTGGCCTGAGTATAGATGTAATCCAATGTATATGCCATTATCTGATAATATCCAAAAAGATTTTGTTTATTGTATTCAAACTATGCAGACAAATTATATGGGTTATATTTTACAACCATTAACATTTTCAACCGCATCATTAACAAATATGGCTGGTAATTTTTCACAAGAAATAAATAGTGTTAGAAACATGTTTAATCAAACACGAAACTTTATTACTTCTGCGATTCAAAGTATTTTTGGTGTTTTTTTAAATATAATAATTGAATTTCAAAAAATAATTATTGGAATTAAAGATTTAGTATCTAAAATTATTGGAATTATGGTAACATTATTATATATTTTAGATGGAAGTACTAAAACAATGAACAGTACATGGAATGGACCTCCCGGACAAATGGTACGGTCTCTAGGTAAATGTTTTCATCCAAACACAAAAATAAAATTAAAAAATGGGTCTGTCTGTTATATAAAAGATATTAATTTAGGAGACATATTAGAAAATGGTAGTAGAGTAAATGCTGTTATGAAAATTGATAATAGCAACAATACAGAATATGAATGTCTTTATAAATTAATTAAACAAGGGACAGACAATGAAGACATTCTTATTACTGGAAGTCATTTAATTTTTGATAAAGATAAAAATAAATATATTGAAATAAAAAATTATCTAGGTGCTGTTATTACAAATATAAATTCACCATGGTTGTGTTGTTTAATTACGGATAATCATAAAATTCAAATAGGTAATCATGAATTTTGGGATTGGGAAGATTATATTATTAAATTAAATCTTTAAGGGTGTAAATTATAATATGTAATGATTAATATCCAAATACTATATATATATGGATAGTTTAAACATTCAAGAAAATAAAATAAACAAAATAAACAAAATATATGAAAACCTAACATATTTTGACCAATATGGGTCATCTGTTATTATGTTTATTGTTTTAACAATAATAGTTTTTATTGTATATTCCTATTCAATCGTTATGTTACAAATTCAACCTATTAAAGATGATTGGCAAAATCAACGTTGTAATCCTAAAGTAATACCTTTCGCGGGGTTAATAAATAAACCAAATAATAAATCTATAGGTGAATATACCCAAGAAAATTTTACTTATTGTACACAAACCATATTACAAAATATTTCTGGTTACGCATTACAACCATTAACATTTTTAACTGCTAGTTTAAAATCATTATTTGTTAGTTTATCAGGAGATATTCAAGCTGGAAGAAACATGTTTGATAACATTCGAAATAATGTTACTAATATTGTTAAAGAGATTATGTCCAAACTGTTAAATATTGTGGTTCCTTTACAACAAATTATTATTGGATTTAAAGATATTGTAGCAAAAACACAAGCAATATTAATTACTGGTTTATTTACATCATTGGGTACATATTTTACATTAAAATCATTATTAGGGACTATTGTTCAGTTTATCATAAATATTTTAATTGCTCTTGCCGTTACTATTCTTAGTATGTGGATATTTCCATTTACATGGGGTATTGCTGCCTCAATGACAGCAATATTTATTGCGATTTCAATACCTTTGGCAATTATTGTAATTTTTATGTCATCTGTTTTACATATTCGTAGTAATTCTATACCAAAAATACCATCAAAACCGCGAATGTGTTTTGATGAAGACACTCTTATAGAAATGAACGATGGAACGACTACCAAAATATCCGAACTTAATGTTGGAGATAAACTTAAATATGGGGTTGAGGTTACTTCTAAAATAAAAGCATACAATAATGCTACTATGTATAATTTATTTGGAGTTATTGTTTCTGATTCTCATATGGTATACTATAATGGCGGTTGGATACAAGTGATGAATCATCCATCTGCTATATTAATTGATGATTATAATAAACCGTATTTGTATTGTTTAAATACTTCTATAAAAAAAATATTTATAAATAATATTATTTTTTCAGATTGGGATGATGTATATAATATAGATATACATAATATAATTAATGATTTTATTAAAATATATGTTATTCAAGACGCAACATACAAAATGAATGACATTGATATTCATAAATATTTGGATTCGGGGTTTCATTGTGAAACTAAAATTAAATTATTAGATGGTAATATAAAACAAATAAAAGATATTAATATTGGCGATATTTTAGAAAATGGTGAAATAGTGTATGGTTTAGTTGTCATAAATGGTAAAGACATATATAAACAATTCGAGTATTATTTAGGAAATGAACCATACGAAACAATTATAGGTAGTTCTATTTTAATGTATAGTATTGAGGAAGGTATGATTATTCATAATGACACTTTAGATAAAAAAGAAACATTTAAAGAAGATAAGTTATATCATTTGTTGACAAATACAGGAGTATTTACTATTTACAATGTACAAGTGTACGATTATAACGCATCGATTGATTTAATTTTAGAAAATTGTAATAAAATTTATTATCTATGATTTATGTATAATATGATAATTACAATATTTGGGATAAATTTAAATATAGAACTTATTATTTTAGCGGCGGTTATTTATTTAATTATAGTTACACATACTTTATGTGGATGTTCTCGAGTTGGATTATTAGAAGGACTAGCAATGATGAATAATGCGGTTAAAGAACCGTTACACAAAAATAATAAAAAAGAGGGGTTTAGTTCTAATATTTTTAGTGATGCTCCCTCAACATATAAATTAGGAGATTACAGTCAAGTGAACACAAGTAGTTGGTTTCAACCTGATTTAGCTGTTTATCCAGGACATCCTTTAAGTGAAGGTGTTAAAAATATATTGGATAGAGAAAAACAAAATGTACCACTTTCTAATGGAGAAATGTTAATATTTAATAATACACCATTTAAACCTGAATGTTGTCCCTCAACCTATTCTAACTCTGATGGATGTGCGTGTATTACAACAAATCAATATAATTATTTAATTGAAAGAGGTGGAAACAATATTCCATATAGTGAATATTAAATATATTATAAATCTTGACAATATTCACAATTTATACAATAACGGATTCGAATGCTATTTTCTGGGTCAATATCAATTTCATCGTTTATAAATATATGATCACATGATAAAATTAATTTATGATTTATTTGTTGTAATTGTTGTTTTAAAACATCAATTTCTTCTTTTATACATTTAAAGTGAAACTTATTATTAAAATCATTCAATGGTTCCTCAATTATACTTATATCAGTATCTCTTGACATACACAATACTTCATTTTTAATGTTTATCATTTCATTTAAAAATGAAATATTCATTTCGATACCTTTTTTTAAGTTTAAAAGTATTTTAGATAAGACTGACATTATAATATAGTTTATAATATATTTTTATATTATATTTTTATACATATAAATACTTCATGTATTGGTTTTCATCTTTTAATTTAATTAATTTGTCGACGACATTTTTAGTAACATTAAAAGGAAACTCAACTTTTAATGTCATATCTTGTTCAAATAGATTTGTACCTGGTTTCATTAAACGATACAAATTTAATTTTGTATAAATAATTTCTAGACACCTTTTTAAATTTCGAACACCGTCTTCATTATTACAATTATTTTCAATAATATAAGTAATTGCTTCATCCGTAATAATAATTTCATCAGAATTAAATTTTATCTGGTCTCTTATTTTGGGTAATAAATAATTATTTGTAATAACCATTTTCTGTTTTTTATCATACCCTTTTGTTTGTATTTTATACATTCTATCTCTTAATATGGGGTTCACCTTTGTCTCATCATTATAACTAAATATAAATAAACATTTACTCAAATCAAAATCTACTTCAGAAAAATATTTATCGTGAAATTGATTATTTTGAGATGTATCTGTTAGATGTGTTAATATTCCGGCAATTTCGTCTCCTTTTGGTGTTTCGCTAATTTTATCTAATTCGTCAAAATAAATGACAGGATTCATACATTTACTATCAATCAATATTTGAATTATTTTACCCCATGTACTACCTTCATAAGTGTAAGAATGACCTTCTAAAAAACTACTATCTGTCGCACCACCAAGCGCAATAAAAGCAAATGGTCTATTTAAAATCTTGCTTATCCCTTCTTTTATTAAACTGGTTTTACCGGTTCCAGGTGGTCCATGTATCGCAATAGCGGAACCAATAGCTTTTGGATTTGTAATAAGTTGTCCAAGCATCTGCATAATCTGCATTTTTGCGTCATTTAATCCATAAACCGCATCATTTAATGTTTTTTGTGCGTTTTCCATAAAGTCATGGCATTTATCAACTCCATCTATAATAGAAATAGGCAGTGAATTAAAAGTTGAAAATGGAATTCTCATAAAAGTATCTACCCAATTTTTTAATTTATAATATTCAGTGTTTCCTGGGTCAATATATCGCAACAAATTAATTTTTTTCATAGCAATGCTTTTAAATAAAACTGGCATTTCAGTTTCTAATAAAGTAATTCTATATGGTTTTTCAATGCGCGATATTTTATTTATTTCTCTTATTTCTTTAATTATTTTTTTTTGATTTTCAGTATCTAATAATTTAAAAAATTTAGAATCATTTAATGAGTTTTTATCTTTAATAATTCTGTTAAAAATTCGTCCGTTTCTCTCCTTATACTTTATTTCTAAATTATCCATTTTTAACTTTTTATCCTTTATTTTTTTTTCACAGGTTTCAATACACTCTGTAATTGTTTTATTATTTTTATTATGTTCATATATTTCTTTTAATTTAATTAATATTTCTTCATCGTTTTCTTCAATTGGCGTCTTTTTTCCTTCTTCTGTTGTTTCTTCTTCCTTTTTTTTGACTTCTTCTTCAGGTTCTATAGGTTCATCTTCATCTTCTGTTGTGTCGCTCCATTCACTTGACGAGTCATTATATGAACAATCTTCATAATCTGATTCATAATCATCACAATTTTTATATTTACTATTACTTCCAATAGTAAATGTAATATTAACTTTTCCTTTCTTTTTATGTTTATTTTCATATTCAGATTCGGAATCGTCGTCTTCAACAGTGTCGTCCTCAGATGATGATGAAGATTGAGCTATATATTTTTTATAAGGTACAATATTTTTGGTCGTCCCTTTGTTTTTGGACGACCCTTTATTTTTTAAATCTTCTTCTATTTTTTTTTTTAATTCCTTTCCGGATTTTACTTTATTAGACATATGTTTCGATGGAAACAAATCACATAATAAATTACGGTATTCATGTACATTAAATTTATCATTATCTATATCATGATTTGTCGAGCAACTATCATCATCATTACTTTCACTGTTAGAATCACTGTTGCTACTATCACTGCTTACACTTTTCTTTATTTTACGCATTAAATCTTCCTTTTTTTTAGAAGATTTAATATTATCTTTTTTATTATATTTACTTATTTGTTCGCGTGGCATATATACTCTTATAATTAAGATATTTTTAAATCATATTTAAAGATATAAATAATAAATGAAATACCAACACCTATAAAAATAAAATTGATTTACAAACAATCTAAATATTATTAATATATTATAAGAGAATGTCTATAAATACAAATATGCGAAACAATTGCTCAAAAATTATTGCTATTCAATTTAGTATATTATCTCCTGATGAAATACGAAAAGGGTCTGTAGCTGAAATAACCTCTCGAGATACATATATTAATAATAAACCTGTAATTGGTGGGTTATTTGATCCTCGTATGGGAGTTTTAGAACCAGGCTTAATTTGTCCAACAGACGGTTTAGATTATATGAAAACACCAGGTTATTTTGGTTCTATTGAATTAGCAAGACCAGTATTTTATATTCAGTATTTAAGTACAATATTAAAAGTATTAAGATGTGTATGCTTCAAATGTAGTAAATTAAAATTAGATAAGGATTCATACAAACAAGCATTAAATCTTTCAGGAGACGCACGATGGAAATATGTGTTTTCGCTGGCAAGTGTAATCAAACGATGTGGTGAAAACATCTCAGATGGGTGTGGTTGTTTACAACCAACTAAAATTAAAAAAGAAGGTCTCGCCACCATTATTGCGGAATGGAAATCTGTTAAGGGTATGGAAGGAGAAAATATTGCGGAACCTATAAAATTGTCACCTGAACTTGTTTTAAAAATATTTAAACGAATATCTGATGAGGATGTTACATTTATGGGATTTAGTCCTATTTGGTCTCGTCCTGATTGGATGATATGTCAAGTAATGGCGGTATCTCCTCCATCTGTGCGTCCATCTGTTAAACATGACGCACAACAAAGAAGTGAGGATGATTTAAGTCAAATCCTTGTAAATATCATAAAAACAAATAAAACACTTCAAGAAAAAATTCAAAATAATGCCCCATCAAATATTATTGAGGATTGGACAAGTGTTCTTCAATATTATGTTGCGACTCAAGTTGATAATAAAATTCCCGGGGTTGCTTCTGTTGCCCAGAGATCAGGTAGGCCCTTAAAATCAGTAAAGGATAGACTTAATGGAAAAGGTGGAAGAATGAGAGGCAACCTAATGGCAAAACGCGTTGATTATAGTGCTCGTTCTGTAATTACTGCTGACCCTAATATTTCAATTCGTGAATTAGGTATTCCTATGAAAATCGCAAAAAATATTACAAAACCCGAAGTTGTGAATAAATTAAATAAATCGTTTTTAACTAAATTAGTTTTAAATGGTCCTGATATTTATCCTGGAGCAAAAATTTTAGAAAAAAAAAATGGCGAGTCTATTACATTAAGATATGTTGATAAACAGTCAATTGTTCTTGAATATGGAGATATTGTTCATAGACACATGATGAATGGAGATGCGGTTTTATTTAATCGTCAACCAACACTACATAGAATGTCAATGATGTGTCATATAGCAAGAATCATGGCTCAAGGAGACACTTTTAGAATGAATGTCGCAGATACTAAACCATATAATGCGGATTTTGACGGTGATGAAATGAATTTACATATGCCTCAAGATGTTGAATCTGAATCCGAATTAAAAAATTTAGCCGCTGTTCCATATCAAATTATAAGTCCAGCCAATAATTCTTCTATTATTGGTATTTATCAAGATTCAATGCTTGGATGTTATCAGTTCACAAGAGAAAATATAAATTTTACACCTCGTAATGCGATGAATTTATTAATGATGTTTAATCGTGTTAATGAATTTGAATTATTAAACAAAGGCGGTTTAATAAGTAACTTTGATATATTAACTCAAATAATGCCTCCACTATCATTAAAATATAAAACAAAAACTTTTAATGAAGACAAAGACGATATGAAAACATCAAATAATGTCATTGAAATTAAAAACGGAACATATTATCGTGGGCAAATGGATAAAAGCGTGTTAGGTGGCGCATCCAAAGGTCTTTTACAGAGAATTTGTAATGATTTTGGTAATATGTCATCCTCTAATTTTATTGATGATTTACAGAATATAATTACGGAATATATGGTTTCATCATCTTTTAGTGTTGGTATTAGTGATTTAATTTCAAATGAAAAAACAAGCCAATCTATTATTCAAACAATCACAAGTAAAAAAATAGATGTAAAAAATTTAATTGAACAAACACAATTTGGTATTTTTGAAAATAACACAGGTAAAACGAACGAAGAAGAATTCGAAACAAGAGTAAATAATATATTAAATCAAGCAACCTCAGAATCAGGTAAAACAGGTTTGAAAAGTCTCGACAAAAATAACCGGTTTGTTACTATGGTAAATGCAGGTTCAAAAGGAAGTGATTTAAATATATCATTTATGATTTCTTGTCTTGGACAACAAAATGTAGATGGAAAACGAATACCATACGGTTTTGAAAATAGAACATTACCACATTTTACTAAATTTGATGATTCGCCTGGAGCGAGAGGATTTGTTGAAAGTTCATACATTAATGGTTTATCTCCTCAAGAATTATTCTTCCACGCAATGGGTGGTCGTGTTGGTTTAATTGATACTGCTGTAAAAACATCAACAACTGGTTATATTCAGCGTAAATTAATTAAAGGGTTGGAAGACTTAATGGTAAATTACGACATGACTATTCGAACCAATAAAGGAAAAATCGTTCAATTTAATTATGGTGAAGACGGAATTGACACAATTAAGGTAGAAAACCAATATCTACCTTTGGTTAATATGAGCGTAAATGATATTTACGCACATTACAATATTCCTGAAGAAACCGGTAAATCCAAGTTATTAAATCAAATCTTTTTAAAAAATGTAATGAAACGACATAATAATCAAATTGACAATTTTAACAAATTATGTAAACAATACACAGATTTTATGATTTTAAAGCGTAATGATATAATAAAACATGTATTTAAAAAAAAAGGAGATAATATTGTGAATGTACCAGTTGCGTTTTCATATATAATAAATAATATTCAAGGGCAATGTAATATCAATAGTAATTCTCTTGTTGACATTACTCCATTTGAAGCGTTTCAAATGATTGAAGAAAATTACAAAATTCTCGAAAATAATTATTATATATCTCCAACAGAATTATTTAAAACATTATATTATTATTATCTATCCCCGAAAGAATTATTAATCGTTAAGAGATTTAATAAGAGCACATTAACATTATTATTGGATACTATTTCAATTACTTATAAACGGTCAATTGTTGCGCCAGGAGAAATGGTAGGTATGATTGCTGGTCAAAGTATTGGTGAGGTTTCGACACAGATGTCATGTCTGTCATCGGAGAAAGTTAAAATTATTACTAAAAATACAAAAACTTGTAAAATCGAGATGATTTCAGTTGAAGTTGGTGATTTTGTAGATACTCTAATAAAACAAAACTTTAAATATACATTTAATACAGGACATAATGAACACAGTTATGAAACCTTATTAGACCAATTAGATATTGAATATTATATATTGGGGGTTTCAAAGGATGAAAAAACACAATGGAATAAGATTTCGCATGTAAGCAGACATCCTGTTAATGGACAAATGATGAAGGTTACCACTAAAAGTGGTCGAGTAGTTGATACGACTACAAGCCATTCACATTTAATCCGTTCAAACAACGAAGTAATTCCAATTGTAGGAGCAAAAATGAAAGAAGGAATGAGAATTCCAGTTTGTAAACATATTGATAATAGTTTTGTAGTAAATTATATTGATATTGAAAATAATTCATATAAATTAGACCATTTATTTGGATGGTTTATAGGTGTTTATTTATCCGAGGGTAGTTTAAATTATAATGAAATCAGAATTACAAATATTTCAGATTATTATATTCAAACCATCCAATTATTCATAGAGAGATTTGATAAAACTTATCGTGTATGCGAAACAATGAGTGAATATGGAAAAAGCAACAGTATTACATTTAACTCAAGAGAATTAGCGAAATTATTATTAAATTCTTGTGGAAATGGAAGTTTTGAAAAACGAGTTCCTGATTTTGCTTTTACAGCTCCTGACGAATTTAAATCAGGGTTATTTCAAGCATATTTTGATGGAAACGGATATTTCCAATTATACGATTCCCTAATAATGTCTAGTTATAGCGAACAATTAATTAAAGACTTTGCGTTAATTTTAAATTATTTTGATATTTTTGGAACAATTAAACAAGAAACTAATCGGGAACGACCAGTTTATTACTTAAATATTGATTCTAAATACATAAAACAATACATGTCATATATTGGTAGTGTTTTATACAAAGATAAATTAATTAATTTGTTAAAATATACAGAAAGAAATAATAATATATTGTTGACAGACACAAATGACCAAATTAATGGATTATGTGAGTTATTAACATATTGTGAAACTATTCTAAATACTTCAGGACAAATCACAACATCTGAGAGTTTAAAAAATACAGATTGTATTGGTCGTAAAACACTTGAAAAATATTATGAAACATTTAATAATCATAAAAAATCTCATTTAATACAAAACGAGTTAATGCTCATAAACCAAGCATTAACATCTGGTGTAATTTGGGATGAAATAATAAATATAGAATACTACACACCGGACCAATCTACCTTTGTATATGATTTCACAGTTCCAGGAAACCAAACATTTATGACTGATTACGGAGTAATAATTCACAATACATTAAATACATTTCATTTTGCTGGTGTAGCATCAAAGTCTAATGTTACAAGAGGTGTTCCTAGAATAGAAGAAATACTATCTTTATCATCAGACCCAAAAAATCCATCATTAACTGTTTATTTAAATCCTGAAGATGAATCAGACCAGGATAAAGCAAACACAATCATGTATATGTTAGAACATACAAAATTAGAATCAGTTGTAAAATCTGTTGAGATATGTTTTGACCCGGATGATTTAAACACACTTATAGATGAAGATAGAGAAACAATTCAACAATTCAAAGAATTTGAAAATATGGTAGATGAATGTGCAGGAACAGAAAAATTTATTAATGACGATACATCACAAAAATCAAAATGGATATTAAGAATGGAAATGGATTCTGATGTTATGTTAGATAAAAATATAACTATGGATGACATAAACTTTACATTAAATAATTGCTATAAAGAAGAAATTAGTTGTATTTATTCTGATTATAATTCTGATAAATTAATTTTTAGAATTAGAATGAATCAAGTTATAAGTGATAAAGACAAAAAGAAGGGTAGAATTAGTTCATTAGATCAATCAGACCAAATTTATTTATTAAAAAATTTCCAGGATAAGTTATTACAAAATATCATATTACGAGGTGTTAAAGGTATTAATAAAGTAATCATTCGAAAAATAAAAGACAATGTTATTGAACAAAACGGAACATATCAAAAACAAGACATATGGGTTCTGGACACCGTGGGAACAAATCTATTAGATGTTTTAGCATTAAACTATATTGATAATACAAGAACATTTAGTAATGATATTGTAGAGGTATATAATGTTTTAGGAATTGAAGCATCAAGACAAACCATTTATAATGAACTTGTTGAAGTAATTGAATTTGACGGAACATATATTAATTATCATAATTTTAGTATATTATGCGATAGAATGACATTTACAAGTAAGATGATATCTATGTGTAGGCATGGTATTAATAATGATAATATCGGACCAATATCTAAAGCTTCATTTGAAGAAACCCCTGAAATGTTTTTAAAGGCAGCAAGACATGCGGAATTAGATACAATGCGAGGAATATCTGCCAATGTAATGTGTGGTCAAGAAGGATTTTTCGGAACCAGTTGTTTTCAAGTTGTATTAGATATTGAAGAAATGCAGAAATTGGAGGAAGAAGTTAAATATGAAAATATAGACGAAGAAACCGCAATCAATAATGAGTTTTATAATGAAACAATTAAAGATGACAATTGTAGTATACCTAACTTAACAATAATAAATAATGTAAATAGTATTAAAATTAAAAATTTAGGCATGGTCAATAATTATAACCCTGGGTTTTAAGCATATCAAATAAAGGTATAGATATTAATTTTAGTCAAAAATATGTATTAAATGTTGTTTAATACATAATTTATGGAAACATTTTATTATATTTCAAATAAAATATTAAATAAAACCAGTTATATTTATAAATTTTCGGATGATGAATTATATTATCAAAATATAGTAAGTATATTTAAGAACGAGGTAACCAAATATAAAGAAAAATATAGTTTAATAAATTTATTACTTCTTGCTTTTATTAAAAAAATATTAATTTTAAAAAAAATAACAAAGGTTGGTTTTATATATAAAATATTAAATAGTGTATTTTATAAAGTTAAAACAGATAAATTATTAATAGATAAATTTACTAAAATTCAAAAAACATACTTTGCGTTTTCAAAGTTAGCATACATTTATAAAATTAAAAAATCGACATGTGTTATAAATCATGATTTATATTTCAACAATATAAATAAAAATGAATCAAACGTCATAGAAATATACCAAAATAATATGACATATTTATTTAGTATAAGCGACTTGATACATTTATTAATGGTATCATTAACTAACGCTAGTCATTTTTTTATTAACCCGTTAGAATGTAAAAATCCATATAATAATATTCCCTTTTCAAAAAATATACTATATAATATTTACTTTTCTATAAAAAATAAACAAATATGTCTTCCTGAATTAATAGAAAAATTTTTTATTGAAGAGTTCGACCTGCCTATTTTTTTAAATAAAAACAAAGTATTAATTCAAACCACCTCAATAAAAGAATATGTTTCGAATTCATCACTAATCACATTATATAATTATGGATTAAATATATTTAATTATTTTAATCATTTGTGTACTAGACAAATTGCGATTCATCCTGAATTTCCAAAAAAGTTATTTGTTGACATTATGAAACCCTTAATTATTTTATATTTAATATCAAATTATTCAATAGACTCATTTACAAAATATAAAACAACTCAAGAGTTATATCAAGAAATTCAAAGATTTTATATATTTAATCCATTATTTGGAAGAAAACATATTAAAATTTGTCTAGACCAACACAACAAACCTTTTAAAAAAGTTTATTTTAATGATTCTTATTCTATTGACTGAGACTGTTTTATTTGTTTAATAGTTTTTCTGGTTTTTAATTTCTTATCAAAATAAACATTGGCCTTTTGTTTTTTTGTTTTTTTTACATTGGCTTCATTTATATCTAAAAATTGTTCATCTATTTTTTGTTGTAATTTTAAATCTACTTTATCTACCTTTTTTATATTTTTCTTGGTTTTATTTACTTTTGTTATAATTTCATCTTGTGGAAGTTTTCTTGTATAATTAGTTGTTATTAATCTAATAAATGATTTTAAATATAACTCGATTGTGGTTTGTTTATCAATTGATAATTTTAACTCATTAATACATGTTTGGTCTTTTAATTTATTTATAGGTATAAATATATTTTGGGATTCATCTTGTATGTATTTATAAAGAGGTACAACTTCTGCTCTTAATGCTGGAGTTACAATAAAAATAAAATCATCATCTTCTTTTCCATAACATAAAAATGCTTTTCTATTATATTTGGTTTCTAATAAATACTTGCTTGATATAAAAAACGAGGGAATTTTATATTTATTAAGTATTATCCATAAGTCAAGATTAGTTATAAAATAACTATCTGACCAAATGAATTGGTCAAACGGGATTAATCCGGCTTTAACTTGGTCACCAAGTGTTTTTTTACCTTCTATAATTAAAATGTCCAATATTTTGTCAGTATATGAAGTTAAATATTGAGAATATTCTTCAATTAGTACTCTTTTAATATCATTTGTTGTTAAATCCATATTGTTTGTTTTTTTTATTAATTCAGAGACAAAATAAAAGGTACAGTAATTTGATTTAAAATAACTAACTTCTGTATAATTGCTTGAAAATGCTTTTCTCCAAAAGGTTGATTTGATTTTATCTATATTTTCTTTATTACATTCTTTAATATTATTTGGATTAATCGCATCATTTATTTCAATTAAATTATCATACACTTGTGTTTTTAGTGGTTCGACTTGATCATATGTATTATATTTTACATAATTATTAATGGCTGCGGGTATAAGCCCGTCGAAATATTCGGTGGTTAATAATGATTGAACCATAAGTATTTCGTTTTCATTTAAATTGAAATTAATCTTTCCAAAAGATAAATATGTCCGAGGTTTAAAAATAAATGAATTTATCCTATTGTATCGTATTAATTCATCTGTTAATTTCATGTAATAAATATTTTCATTAATATTATTAGTTATTAGATTTTTTTTTGGAAGTATAAGAACACACTCATCATTTGCGGATACCATACATATTTTTCCTTGTGTTCCACATTTGTCTTTATTCTTTAAAATACATGTTGTTACTTCTTCTATTTTTTTATAATAATTCGCATCACCTGTAAATTCTATTTTATTTTTCACAAGTTTTCTTAATAAGTTGTCAACTATTTTTAATTTTTCAGAATAAATCATATAAGTTTTATTTAATTCAGTCTCAATCTTCTCACGAATATTTAAGTTATCGTAATTATTTATTAAAATTCTTACTGTATTACGAAACACATTATAAAAATTGGTTTCTAATTTTATTTTTTTAATATAATCTATTCTTTCTTGGTCTTTATCTGTTATAGTTGTTATGTCAACATCAGTTAATGTTATTTTCTTATCTGTTACTGTATAATTATCATTATCTAACACCGGAATATCATCTCTAACATCCAATAGTAGTTTAGGTTCAGACAATTGAATAAATTGGTTAGATTCTGTTAAAATTCCAACAATATGTTCATCTTCTATAACCTTATATGCTGGTTTACACGGAATTATACTGGATTTATCTGACACTTTTATTAAAAAATCAACTGTATCTTGATAATTATTCCATAAATTATCATCTGTCATATAAACATATTCTTTGATTGTATCATTGATTGAAGATGGATAACAAGGAATAAATCCACTATTTTTGTTAGTTATTTTATTTCTAGCGATAACACCAATGACTTTACTATTATAATTAACAACTTGTTTAATTATTTCATATTTTTTTTTATTTAATGTTTGAATTAAATCATAAAGACTTATTGGTTTTTTTGCCATGTATTGACGAGGCATACTAGCAATTGGGATACATTTATTTTGAATATATGGTTTGATAATTTTTTTTAATACTGCGACCAATGTTTTTGAAAGGTTGGGTTCATATTCACTAAATGTCTTTCCTATTAGTATACGTTTAGTGTTATTTTTATATGAATAAATAGGTTCAAAATAATTTCCTTCCCGAATTAAAATTAGATTTTGCTTTCTAGATTCATATAAACTACTTGAATAATGATTTGTAGGACAAATTAACTCGACATTATTTGTGATATCATTATTTGAGATTTGTAATATAATTAAATTGATTCCTGTAGGAAATAAATATATATTTGTAGAACATACAATATCCCATAAATACGAATAATCTATTAGGACATCATCATCATTTAAAAAATCAATAAAGTTTTCAAAAGCAGATACTACATTTTTAAAATAAATCACCTCTGTTTCATTTGATTTGTTTAGTTTTGAATATATTACAGAATCAATATATTTATTTATGTCAACATTTTCATTTACTTTATGAAAGTTTGTTACTAAATTTCCATTTTGATATCTTATAAAATTGTCTATAGTTAATGACATGATTATTCTCTCTTTCATATCTTTAATGGATGGTATTTTATATGGAATACCATTTTCGTCTTTTCTTGCGTAAAATACAGCATCAGCTATACACGCAATAAAAGATTGTTTTTCACTTATCTCAACACCATGTCTTAATAAGCATGAACGATTTTCTTTTATAAGTGAGTTGTTTCTATTCTTATAACATTCATTATTTACTTCATGTAAAATTTTTTGTATTGCTACTGGTAAATACCCCCAACGACCTGACGCTAACGGAAACTTTTCTGGACCTTTAATATACATATCATCTAATTGTTGTTTTGGTATTACGGGTTCTTCTGCAGGTTGTTCTTTTCCAGAACATTTATTTCTTCTAATTATTTGTTCTTTAGTATCCCATGTTTTAAAACAACATGGTAGACAAAACCCTTGGGGATGACTATCATCTTGAAATCCTGGGTAGTGCTTATAATTAGGTTTATTTTTTGGTGGTGTATAAAATTCATAAACATAATGTCCAGGAATTACTTTTTTGGCACCTTTTGGAAGTATTTCTCCGCATTTTTTCAATTTTACATCTTCCTCTGAAATAACACTATTTGTTTTTAAACACCAATAACGAGGACAAATATAATAATATGGATTATCCGGGTTTGAACCATATTTAATAATATCTTCTTCTTTTAAAAACCCTTTATAATTCTTTTCAATGTCTTGTTTTTCACTTTTATTTAAAATAACAGGTTGACGTCTAGTGGATGAAGGACAAATACGAGAGTAAGAATTAAAATTTCCTTGTTTTTGAGTTATAATTAATGAAGGGTCTCGTTTTTTTATTCTATCTTGAAAAAAATATGGATTATTCAATGGCATTCCATCAATATTTTTAATGTAATTGTTAGGTTCTTTATCTTCTTTATCTTCTTTATCTTCTTTATCTTCTTTATTTTTTTCTTTTTCTTTTTCTTGTTGTTGTTTTTTTGTTTTTTTTTCCTGCTCTTTGTTTCCCTTTTTTACAGAAGGTGAATTATTATTTATTTCTGGTGAATCTACATTTAAATATTCTAATGGTTCGTCATCACTTAAATCATCCGGAGTCATACTTTGTCCTCCCTCAAATTCTTCTTCTCCCTCGAATTCTTCTTCTTCATCTGACTCGTTTCCAAAAAATAAATTTAAAATGTTTTTATTCTCTTCATCTTCCTCATAATCTTCCGCTTTTTTAAATTCAAGTTCGTCGTTTTCAATATATGGTATTTCATAATCATCTGTATTTGTTTCATAAACTGAAACAATATCATCTAACTTAATATCCGTTTTTTCGCCAGATGAACATAATTTATTAATTTCAATCGTGGAATATAAAGTGGTTGATTTATCTTGTGTTATACGAATTAATGTATCTAAAAAAATTGGAATAGTATATAAATAATAAATATTATTTATGTTATAAACATTTACTGTAATAATACTTGTAAATTTATTAAAAGTAATAGTTGTTTTAAATCCTGGATTATCTTTTATTTCAATTTGATTTTTTCGAGGTCCTCTTTCAATTTCCTCTTCATTCATTAAGTTTTTAACTAGTTCTAATGCTTCATTCTGTTCCAAATCATAATTTTTTACTAATTCTTCAACGATTTCTAATCCTGTTAGACCTTCTTTTTGTTTTTCAATGATAAATGCTTCTTGACTTGTTCTTTTGTTAAAATTGGATACTCTTTTAAACCGTAATGTGATATCCTTTTTAAAATTTGAATTTTCAATAATAAACGCGCTAGTAATACATCCTTTAAATTTGTCAACGTTAATTGGTTTATTAATTTCTATTTGAGATTGATAATTTAATTGTTTAATATCTATGAAATTATCCATTAGACTATTAAATAATTGTATTTTATACCCGCTTTGTTCCATATAATCTTTAATTTCGGAAATAACTGGATTTACAGCCTCTCGTAAAAGTATATCTATTTCGTTTATTTCCATGGAATTATACAATTCAGAACTAATCATAATATTACAATTTTCATCAATTTCACATATTATTTGAAATAATTCGTCATGTTTATTATATTCTATGAAGGCTGTTACAGAACGAGACTTACCAATATTTTTTATTAATTTAGTAATATTCAATCTAGATAAATAAGGTATTTGTCTACCATCTTGAGATATTTTATCTGTATAAAGACGATATACGTTTTCTTGTTTTAAAGCAGGATTATATTTGATAAGTGGTACATCTTTTGTAGCATGAATAAGTTTAAAAATAATATCTAATGGGATTTTTATATTATATTCTGGTCTAATAACAACTTTTATATTTTTAATTCCTGAAAATTTATAATCTAAATTACTTTTTTTATATTTACAAACATCATAAAACATGTCTACATTTTTAAATGTTTCCATTGTTGAATTGTTTAATATTTTTTTATTTTCTTCAATTAAAAGTTGTTGTTTATCCATTAAATCATCCAATGATTTAATATTCTTTTTATATAAAAACGGATAATATATCTGAACCGCATATTCGGGTGATATGATGTTTTTCAAAACATCGGTAGCAATACATAAATAAATATTATTTTCTACAATATTTCCACTATTTAACAAAAGTTGATTGTTTAATGTAGACAAAGACTTCCGCGATGCTTTTTCAAAAAAAGGATCATATTCAACAACATCAAATGGGTTAGATACGAAGGGATATTCATTTTCAACAATAAAAAATTTTTGACCTAAAACCTTAGAAACCCACATTTTTTTATTATTTATATTTAATGCTAAAATGTCATCATAAGTATATATGGCTTTATCAGGAATATTTAGTTTAGTTTCTATTCCGTTGTCATCACGAACTATATTAAGCAAAAATTGATTTATCCTTACACGAGTAAGTTCTAATTGTTTGTTTTGTGTTAATGATTCATAAATAATAGTAGAATTAAGAATTTCTTCTTTTAAACAAAATAAGTATATTTCTTCCAGAGATATTCGATTGCGTAATTCATTAAGTATTTTAATTTTAATGATTCCAATCGTATCATCCATATGTATTTGCTGTTCTGAAAAATGAACTTTTATTTTATTTTTTGAAATATTAGTTAGTTCCTCCGAATTAAATATATTTTCAAAAGCATGATTTGATGGGTCATTCTTAAATAACTCGTTCATATTTTTTATTGATGGATTTTTACCATAAAATACATATATTGTGTCAATTACATTATCATCAATTAAATGATTTATTTTATAAATGGGTATATACTTAAATAATTCATTTTTTTCTGACATATATATAAAGTTCATATTATTATTTTATGTTATAAAATAATAATTGTTATAATACTTACTACCTATTTTAAGTCATAATATGGGTTATCATTAATAGTAAGTCCACAATATTCAGTTGATTTTTTTTTATAATCAACAGGTATATAAATATTTGATTCTTTTGAATTTTCCAGTAAAAATTTGAAATTCTGCCAAAATTCTTGTTTATGACCAATGGATGTTGTCATTATATGCGAAAGTTCATGAATCGCAACAAACATTAATGTATTTGGGTCAATTAAAGTGTCACCTTCTTTTGTGGTATTTAAACAAAATGCTATTTTCTCTCCTTTATTTTCACTATAAGCAGTTAATTTACTTGTTGGTAGAGTTTCGCTAATAGTTTTTGGATTGAACCCCGCAACCAATTTTTTAACACGAGTATCATTTGGATGTGTATCGTTCATATATTTAACAAGTTGTTTACATTTATTAGTTACATTTGCGAGTAAATTCGCGGCTTCATTTATTTTTTCTCTTTCTCTAACACAATATCTATTACCATCAGCTGTCGCAATAATACATTTTAAATTATATGCGTCAGATTCAAAATACATTTTTAAAGATATTAATAGTATAAATCCAACAAAAATATAAAACACAATATTTTCATTTCTAAATTTAAACATATATAATAAATTTTTATTTTATTATATATTATTTCGATTACGCATCTATATGTTAAATTAATTATTGAAGCCCACTTCCAATTTCTAGAGGAACACGCATAAAATCAGGAGTAATAGTGCTTTGATTCCATGGTCCAACATTAAGTTGAGGATTTGGTGGTTCAGACCTAATTTGAAGATTTGAGTTTCTTAAAGATTGACCAATCGTATCAATACCAATATGATATCCTGCCTTTAATAAATTAACATTCGATAATTCACCTTTTCCGGATGGGTTTAATTGTGCCCATTCACTATTAACATCTTTGGGTAAAAGTTCTGATGGGTTTTGAATACTTGGTTGAGAACACGATGACGGAATACCAATTGAGCTGGTTTGAACTCCGTTAGCATCAGAAAATACCTCATTTTGACCTAAAGGTTCAGATGGTTGAACCGACATATTTTGTTCTTGTGTGTTTATATAAGCTCGATTCATATTATGATTCATAGATTCATTGCCTGATTTTCCTTTAGAATTTAAATTTTTGATTAATAAAATAACACCATATGTGACTAATACCAAGACGACGATCGCACCAATACCGTAATCATTCCATATCTTTTTAAGAGAAATCTTCATTATATAAAATTGATTATAAAATAATTTTTATAATACACATTTAATTATTCTCTAAACATTAATAAACTAAAATTAAAATTCATATGATTCTTCATCGATATCTGTATCGCTTTCATCTAAATCATCCAACATATATTTATTCTTAATATTCATTGCTTCTAAACACGCAATCGCCGCTTGTTTTTTCGCTTGTTTTGCTTTATCCTTTGCTTCTTTATATATTTTATAATATACTTCGTTAGGTTTCTTTAAAGTAATTGGTTTTAAAGTATTGTCTAAAGTAATAGATAATTCGACCTCTTTCAAATCTTTATTATTTTCAGTATAAGGTATTATATCTAAATCTTCTATTTCTAAATTTAAATCTGATGTATTACTGTTATGTTCACTATTATGTTCATTAATTAATTTGGTTAAAGCATCAATTTCATCATTTTCATTATGTATATTAGTCTCTTCAATAACATCATTATTTGTATTTTCTACTAAAATATCTTCTGTCTGAACTGGAAAACTTTCTGATTTAAGTTGTGAATTATTAATAGGATTAAATTGTTCTAAATCTTTTTTATCATTGTATATAACGGAAGACTGTTTATGTTTAATTAAACAATTTTCAAACATAGAATAATTATTTAGTACCATAACCTGTATTAACGCAATCTCAAATTGGAAATTTTTATTAGTAACCTTAATACCTTGAATTTCTAAAATAGAAATTATATTTGTATTTGGTGCTACATCTTCCATTGTAATATTATTTTCGTTTTCATCATAAATTTTTATATTTGGCAAATTAGTTAAACTATTAATTTGAATGTTTGTTCTAACCAAACAACATTTACCGGATTTATATAGTTTTAAGATTGGATTAAATGCCGATTCAATATCTGTTAGTTCAAACGTACCATTAAACCATTCTGAAGATTTTTCGTAAACAAGTTCATGACATCTAATCTCTAACTTTTCAAACCAATTTATTAATTCTTCTGAGTTATTGTCAAATAATAAATCACAAAAATATTTTTTTCCACTTTTAATAAATCCATTTTTTGTTAAACTTGTGGATTGAATGTATAATGGTTTTTTATTACATAATATTTTTGTAAAATACGAACCTCCATTTACTCCTGTTGGTTTCGCTAAAGATAAATTCATAAAATCAAATGAACTCGACGGATTAATTATATTATCCATTATATTATCCATTAACAATTATATAGATTTTTTAAAATCTAAACACACGCAATAAAATCTATATACTTACTATGAAAGAATTAGTCCGTTCATGTTTAGACATTTTTAAAAGAGAAGATGTTCAAAATGAATTAAAGATGTGTTTTAAACCAATTTTAGAAATAATATTATATGAACTAAAACCGTATATTTATATGATATTAACAATAATTTTTTTTATTTTTTTTATGCTTTTAGCAATATTAATACTTTTATTATTAATTTTACATAATAAGCAAATAATAACTAAACTATTATAATTTTTTCTCGTGTATTTATATAAATGCCAAGAAGACGAGTAACACGCCGTAACCAAAAAAGAAAATCGTATAAAGGAGGATATACCGGTCATGCTGAACCAGCCACTTATAGTGACTCTCAAAGTTATATGTTAAAAACTGTTGGGGACGAACCTACACAATATAATAATACATTCCAACAAACTGACACAAACAATTCTGGATTTCCGGCAGAATCTAACGCAATTCGTGGGCTTCAAGGACAAGTTGCGGGTAAAAAGTACCGTCAAAGAAAAATGAAAAAATCAAAGGGAGGGTTTTTCGGATCAACCATAAATAAAGCAATTGTTCCATTAACACTATTTGGATTACAACGCGTATTTAAAAAAAGATTTAATAATAGAACATTTAAAAATAAAACTAAATCAAATAGAACATTCAAAAATAATAAATAATTATATTAAATAATTATGAATCAATTGTTTGAAACACAAATCCAAGATTGGATTATTTTAGATAATCAATTAAAAAAATTAAACGAAAAAACAAAGGAATTGAGAGATAAAAAATCAACTCTTACAACGAATATAACGAAACATATATCATCTAATAATCTAACTAATTCTACTATAAAAATAAGTGATGGAACACTACGATTTACAAACACCAAAATAACAACACCATTAACATTTAAGTATTTAGAAAAGACTTTAGGAGAAATTGTAAAAAATGATACACAATTAAAACAAATAATTGAACAAATAAAGGATAAACGAGATGTAATTATTATTCCTGAAATAAAGCGGATTTATAATAATTAAATATTATATGTATAAATTATATGAACGAACTTTCACAAGACGATTTAGTTTTATATAGTAACAAAGATGGTAAACTATTCAGTGGAGGGTTTAATATAAATTCAATAATATTTAATAAAGATTTATCGCCTATTTTTAATATAAATACTAATAATCCACAATATGGTGGTAATGTATCAGATTTATTTAATAACTTAGCTATACCAAGAGGATTATTATATTTTAACAATATAACTGAAGGTGGACGAAATACCAATGATGAACATGATGAGAATGATGTAATAAATGATGACCTTTATAACAAGTTATTAAATTTAGTAGAATTTAATAAAAATAAACACTCTAAAACTAAAGATAATAAAAATAAAAATAAAAATAAAAAAACTAAGAAACATAAATATTAGATTCTACTCCAATTGTTATAATTAAAAGGTGAAACCAATATTTCCGAAATTTGGTTTTCCCAATAATCCACTTGTTCTTGAAACTTAATATCCTTTTTGGTTTGTGGATATGGTGTAGTTGAGGCCATCAGGTTTTCTTCTTCAGGAGTAATTCTTGGTTTATACCCGTAGCAATTAACTCCAAACTTTATATTTGGATTTGCAATATATCCTCCATTAATTCCAGGTCTTCCACAATCATTTTCATGGCCATTTATTTTTTGTAAATTATTATATGTTTTTTGCTGTGTTGGAAATAATCCCATTTGGCCATTAGACCAACCATAATTACACCAATCAGCGCCGTTGTTATAAGCATTTTCCATTTGTTCATATGTTGCTAAGTTGGAACCGTAAGCCTGACATAATGCTTTTGCGTTTTCATAATCATAATAATTACCTGGTATGTTAAACACCTGTTTTTTTAATTTTATTTCTGGAACAACAGATTTTGTATATTTGCTTTGGTCGACAATTATATTTACTTGTGGGTTTTCACTAAATAATCCAGTAATTGAAGCAATTACATTTATGCTAAAAAAGTATTGAAACGCATTTATTATTATTAAAATTATAAAAATGGTAATTACTATTATGACTAAAATGTTTTCTCCAGATGTTGTTTCATTTGAACCATATGTTGTGTCTGAATTATTTCCTAAATAAAAAAATAAAACAAAATAACTAATTATCACTAAACAAAATAATATAAGTGTAGAAGGATTTATTACAGAAGGATATGTCGGTATGTTTAATGATTGATTACTATTATCTATGGTTACTTCCATTATATATTATCTATTTTTTTTTATATAAAAATTAGATAATAACATTCAATTATATATTTATATATATAATTGAATGTCAAGACCTATTTCTAGAATTGTTGGTTTAGATGATTCAACCATGAGAGGTTATTTATTAAATGTATTGGGAACAGACCAAATACACGATTTTTGCGGTTCTAGGTTAAGCGGTGTTAAACAAAATATAATAAATGCGTTTAAGATTGTTGTATCTAAAAATAATAAGGCAAAAGCAAAACCTATGCTTGATAAAATTGCTAATAAGGGTTTGAATAATAAGCGAACATATAATACTGATAATACTACTTATAATAAGAAGGCGAAATTTAAAGGGGGTGATTTATCCGAAGATATGATTATTGATAATGAATACTACACCGATTCAGACCTCAAATCTGTAAATCTACCAACTGATTCAGAATTTATTGAAAATCAATGTCAAGAAACCATACGAATATTTCTAAGTACTATAATGACAGATGATATTGTTGGCGACAAAATTAAGCAAGTTAATCCGGTACAACAAAACTTAAAAACATTTAATGGTGGAAATGATAAGGATTTCATACCAGATAATTCGTCCCCGGTTTCTGTTTCAGATGAAAGTGTGTATGATTCTAAAAGTAAGACTAAAGATTCATCAGTATCAAATTTAAGTTCTGATTTTAACGCAGAAATAGTCGAAACATCGGTGGATACCCCTGACGAAGAACCTAGTGTTTGGGTTCCGGATAGTTTCAATAAAGATAATTTTACAACTTTTTATAATCATATTAAAACCCAAGTGTCATTATTTATAGATTATGATATTAATATTAGTGAATACTTATATTATGTTTGTGTAGATGATATTCGTACGGTTTATACATTATATATAGAAGTATTGGATAATGCCTATAATTCTTATATGCAAAATCCAACAGAGTATGCAGAACTACAATATTTTTCCAATTTGTATTCGACAGCAAAAAAATATTTTGTAACTAATCCATCTGAAAATATATTATGTGGTGGTGGTACTAAACCTCTTAAAAAACAATCATATAAACGCAATCAATTTGGCGGAAATGATAATGAAGATAAAATGTCATCTAAATTAAGTGAATTCATTAAAGCAATGGCATTTAAATTTTGTAATATTACAAATTTGAGTCAAGACAATTATAATAGTAATAAAATAGCATTTAATTCTTGGAAAAAGGACAATAAAAATTCCGGATTACGATTTGCGAATAGTAATAAGTGGGATTATTTTGAAGAAATGCTACTTATATATGGACGAGACAATGTTGAGGATTATTCTTCAAGTTGGATTAGACAGCAACTATATCAAGATACACAGTTAAATATAGAGATATTAAAAGGGTTATTTATTGATGGTAATGTGAATTGTTCATTAAAGACAAAAGCGGATACACTCAAACATTTAATTATTAATGCTGCTGAAGTTCCATCAAGATGGAAATCTCAAATTTTAAATAATTATCCAAGTTTTATAGATTCACAGAAGTCAGGCGGAAAGTATGATGAGCTTGATGAAAGAATGGAAAAATATAATTGTGGGTTTGATAATAGCAAAAACGAAAAGAAACAAGCAAATATGCGTTATAAGATTAAAATGATAACTGCAGCAAATAAAAGCAGTCATTCTATAAATATCATGTGTGGTATTAATAACAGTTATGAGTTCACCAAAACAATTAAAGATTTTGATGTTGATTCTTGGACTCAAGTAACATTATGTGAAGCATTATCTAAAGCGTTTGATAACATAACGTTAATTTTACAAGATAATAAAATTACGACATGGGAATCGTTAATTTCTCATGTTGAATATTTAAATACCCAAGTAAAGCTTAAAAACGCAAAAAAACAAACAAAATCATCTAATATAATCGAACTTTTTTACGAGTATTCATTATTTAAAGGATTGGGTGATATTTCACAGGAAATGACATCAGTTATTAAATATGGCGGAGGAGAAACATACAAACCTACAAAACAAAATATTGTGGCATCATTTAATAGTTCAGGAAACGCACCAAGATTTTTTATAGCAAATGATAGATTATCTGCTAATAGATTTATTTTAACATTAAATTATGGGTTAAATTATAATAATAATAATATAAATGTAGATGCCTATGGTGGATATTTAAACAATTTTGGATGTAAACAAACCAGTATGTATTTAGTAGAAAAGAAATCATCCGTAACTGTAGGTGGAAGTAAATATTCTAAATCTCAAAAAAAAAGATATTTCAAATCTCAACAAAAAACTAAGAAAAATAAATATTCAAAAACTAAAAAAAATAAACATTCCAAACCAAAAAAATAAACATTCCAACACTTATAAACTGTAAATAGTAAATAATAAAATATATAGAAATAAATATTAATAATAAATAGCAATAGTAATTATGAATAATAAAATATATAAAAATAAGGGATTATCTGGGTTGACAAATCTTGGAAATACTTGTTTTATTAATTCTACGATGCAGGTATTATCACATACATATGAATTAAATCATTTATTAAATAAACCCAAGTGTAAACTACAAAATAATATTGAAAGTACACTATTAATAGAATGGATTGAGTTAAAAAAACTAATGTGGAAAGAAAACTGTACTGTATCGCCTACAAAATTTGTAAAAACGATTCAATTAGTTGCCAAATCAAAAGAAATTGATAATTTTGTAGGGTATCAACAAAATGATTTACCTGAATTTTTATTATTTTTAATAGGTTGTTTTCATACATCCACGTCACGAGAAGTAAATATGAAAATCACAGGAAAATCAATGAATCAAACAGACCAATTAGCGGTTGAATGCTTTAATATGATTAAAAACATATATTCAAATGAATATTCTGAAATATGGAATTTATTTTATGGTATTCATGTTTCTCAAATTATATCACTTGAAGACAATACGATTTTAAGCAATAAACCTGAACCATATTTTATAATAGATTTACCAATACCACCTAATATAAAAACCCCTACATTAATGGATTGTTTTAAATTATATCATGAGGGTGAAATATTACAAGGTGATAATGCTTGGTATAACGAAAAAACAAATAAAAAACAATCAGTTAAAAAAAAAATATCTTATTGGAGTTTCCCAAAAATATTAGTAATTGATATTAAAAGGTTTAATTCAAGTAATAAAAAAAACCAAGTATTAATTGATTTTCCGCTAACTAATTTAGATTTAAGCAAATACATGATTGGATATAAAACAGATAATTGTATGTATGATTTATACGGAATATGTAACCATAGTGGTTCAGTACTTGGGGGTCATTATACATCATTTATACAAAACGCAAATGGTAAATGGTACCATTTTAATGATACCGAAATAACTGAAATACAAAATTTACAAAAATTAATAACACCAAAAGCTTATTGTTTTTTTTATAGAAAGAAAACATAATATAACGTTTATGTAAGCATAATAATAATATTATATTATGCTTACTAATATTTAAAGTTTGTAATTACAATTATAATTATGTCATACACAAACACACATTATATGAGACCTTTTAGTGAAAGCGCTAATACATTATTTACATATGACCAAAGAACAATGTTAAATAATTATTTAAATATGTATAATTCCACAATAGATGAAATACGATATTTAAACCATTGTCTGAATGAAATAAGAACCCATATTGATTATATATACTTTCAATCTAATATTGATATTAACAACTCCGAAACAGCTATAAACCGTAATCACACCAGATTAAGGGAAAGACAACCACGCCATAATATAGCACCTTATATAGATATTCGTAGAACAAATCGTAGTATTAGGAATCAACGCAATATTTCAAATACAATTGAAAACTTTTTACAGCCTATACCAATAATTCCTACACAAACCCAAATCGAAACAGCAACTACACTTTTGCGTTTTGGAAATATTCAAAACCCTGTAAATTCAATTTGTCCTATCACAAGAGAACCATTTGACTCAGACGATCAGGTCACTCAAATTATATATTGTTCTCATATCTTTAATACACCATCAATAATTACATGGTTTAATTCTAGGTGTATATGTCCTGTGTGTCGTTATGATATAAGATTATATAGAACACATCCCCCATTATTAGAAACACCAACATCAGAAAATACACACATGATTCAATCACAAACAGAACCAATCACAACCAACAATTTATACATATCATCTCAATATCAACCAGTAAGGGTTCGTGATACTTCAAATAATATTGTTAATAGCCAACACGCACGAGAATATATAACTGAATTTGAAACAAATCTATTAAGAAATTATACAAATTCCCGAAGTTTCGATGTATCTAATAATCTAATTATTTTTGAAGCAGTGATTACATCTAATCCAGAAAATAACACACGAAATAGAAACAGAAATAGAAATAGAAACAGACATAGACGCATGTAAAAAAAATAATATTTATATTTTAATCCCAAAGAAATTTACTAAACTTTGGTTTCTTTTTTTTTCAGCTCCACTAACTTTTTCAGCTCCACTAAAACTAATATATTCTTCTAAATTACACTTTCTTTTTTTTGTGTTTTTTTTGTATTTTGCGCATTGTTTGAATAATTTTTTATATTTTTTACTGGTATTGAGTTTAGTTGTATTTTTATCGAATATTGGTATGCTATTCATTTCTTCGTATTCTCGACAAGGTTTATAATCTAATTCTGGTAAGAATTCCGTACATTCGATATTAAAATTTTTATTCATTATATCTAAAAATTCTTTTACGCTATGCTTGCCTGATTGTTTTGCTCCAAAACCAGTATAATATATATATTTAGCCATTATATATTATATAAAGTTAATACACGGTGCTTGAAATGCTAAAAGGTGTAAAAATTTATAATTTAATTCTATACCTACATCTATGTTAAATACACAGCACTACATTTATTTTTTAACTCCAAAGAAATTTACTAAACTTTGGTTTCCTTCCTTTAAATTAGTTGTTTCTCTTAAATATTCATCGAATAATAATATTTTAACTTCTTTATGTTTTAATTTTTCTAATTTATCATCTATTTTCTCAGGGTCTGTCGTATTATATAATAATTTTACATCTTTTTTAAATTTTGCTATTTTAGATACCTTTTTCTGCATAACCCATATTTTTTCTAAAACAAGCGCGAATAACTGTTGAACTGGTTTCATTATTTGATTCGTAATATAAAATGTATAGTCAATTTTTATTTTATTGTCAATAATATATTGTGGTGTTTCAATACGCTCACCTTGAAGCGCCTTTTTATCATTGTTATTAACATAAACAAACGCAATACGGTCACCTGAACTTGGTTTATTACCTGGGTCTCGTGACGCAATTCTATCTGCTAATACCTTATGTGCTATACTTTTAGGATTTTTATAACCACTTCTTAATGATTTAGTTATAATAAGCTTATCCATTGTACATTTTTCGTTAACAATATTATCTAAACTGTTTCTTAAAAAATCAATTGCTTCTGGTATATTTTGTTTCTTCATTAAAATATCGATGATTCCTCCATATATATCCTTAACAATTGGTGCGTTATCTCTTCTTTTTAACACAATTCCCATTTCTTTTCTTTTACATTTATTTGGGTCGGTTTCATAAAGCATACCCACATATCTTTTTTTAGATAATAAACAGAAAGGCATGAATGTTTTTTCATATTCTAAATCATGAGGTCCTTTTAAAAACTTTGATGCTAAATGTCCTGCTTCTTGAGCTAATTCTATTGTAATCTCTAACGCTTTTTTACCACGAATTGGAATATTATCGTGGGTTTGTAAATTAAATGTAAAGAATACAGAATCCGTGTTATGAACTATTAATTTCCCAACTCCTGCTGAGAAATGGTGGTTTTCAGTTGTTAAATCGTAAACATAACCCTGATAAGGAATGTCTATAATTTTCTTAATGGCGTCAGAGGTTTGTTGTTTGGATTCTGATAATATTGTAATTTTATAAATATCTGGTTTATCTTTTCTTGTATTCAACGATGTTGAATATCCAATACTTGAAGCCAACCAACAAATATGTGAAGCACTAATTTGATTTTTTTGATAAATTACTATATTTCCATTAATATCTTTATCACATACAGAATACATCCCATCAATCATTCCATCAAAGAATGCTTTACGAACATTTATATTACTATTAATAATTAGGGTTGGTATTAGGTTATCATTATTATCGTAATCTTGTGATAATATATCGCAAAAGTCATCTCCAATTGAATATCCAAATACCTGTGCGTCGTTCTCGTTAATACTTTCATAAATATCATCATTTATTGGTAAAATTCCGTGTAGTAATTCGGTTCCAACGAAGACATCTTTTGGAGAAATTTCTTCGCCAGATTTTAAAATAAGTGAATGATCGTCTGTAACATCAACTAACCCAGTATGTGTTAATATACGCATCATTTTTTTATGACTTGCCAACGCATGTCTAATTACACGGTATAATTTAGTCCATCCATTTTCAGTCCAGGTTTCAATATCGGATAATTCACAATATTCTTTTTCTTGTTTACCTTCTTCTGAACACACAACCCATTTCGAATTACCATATTTATTTGATAATTCATCAATTGTTATGATTTCAATTATACCATTTACTTTTACATAAACAGGAGTATAGTTCGCAACACTGTCGCCGTATATGTATTCAGCTTTGGTTTTAATAAGTCCATATTTTTCATTATTAAATATTGCGTCGCCATATACTTCCTCAATTATTTTTTTGGCATAATTAAGTAACAAACGACCCGTTGAGGTTGTAGATGCCGCAACATCCTTTTCATAAAAAGAACTCGTTTTTGCGCCACATTGTCCGTAAAGAGAATTTGCGGTAAGTTTATATCCAATCTGTCGTTTATCCAATACATTTTTCATGAATTCATCTTTTTCGTGTGGAATCAATTTACGGGTTTTTTTTCGTGCGGTTAATAATTCTTCCAATATTGAAGGCATAATTGCCTTTCCTTCTGGAAATTGAGCAAACCTACATATTTTGGTTCCAGATTTTACCTTTTTAGCTGAGGATGTTGGTGTATCTCTTACATAAATATATGTATCATATGTAACATTCACATAACTATAATTAATAAGATTATCATAAATAAAGACCCCGCTTTTATCTTTTTCTCCAGTTTCACAAATAAGATTTCCTGCCAAATCATATTCTTTAGTCCAAACCTTACTATCATGTGATAAGTTTTCACTAATCATAGAAGATGGATACAGAGACGCATAATCAACACACGCAACAGGATTATCCAAATATAAATCACATTTAGGTTCTAAAACAATGGCTCCTTCATATCCATCATCTAACTGTCCCTTTTCCATAACAGGCATTAATGTTAATTTTTCACGACACTTTTTGGCAATATAACTTGTTAATTTTATACCTTGACCGCGCATAACCAAGAAATTAATCGGGACACTACAAATTTTTGCCATTTCAATAAATCCGGTTAATATGTCTACTTTATTCATTAAATAATGAACTAAATTACAATCTTGAATACAATATTTCGCAATTATTGAACGGTCATCCGCAGACCCATTTGTTAATCTAAAAATATCTTTGGGTGTAACATCATCCTTTGCTAAGCACCATCTCACTTTTTTCGTAAAATCTGGCTTTACAATACCGTCAATTTCAAATGTATTCGTAGATTTGTCTACACAAACAACTTTAAATTTAGACCCATTTTCATAATAATCAACTGAATAACCAATTTCTTCAAAATGTATATAACTTCCTTCTAATAATCCAGTCATATTAAATGTTTTAATTTTAGTGATTGTATTAAAATATTCTAATTCTTTAACATAATCTCCTATAAAATGACCTGATACATAATCAAGTTTATAAGATGTTAAATTTTCTTCACGACGAAAGAAGTTATATAAATCTATCTGTAATCTTCCGTTCATTTTTATGAATTTTAATTCATGTTGTCCACTTGCTATTTGAATACTACTTTCTTCTATATTATATTTATTTGTATCATTATTTTTTGTAGCACAAACTTCATTTATATTTCTTGATAATTTTAAGAATTCCTCAACACAATCGTTTTCTTCAGAGCGTCTAAACATAAATTCATAATCAAAACCAAATATATTGTATCCAATAATAATATCTGGATTTTCTCTTTGTATTAATTCTTTCCAAGCAAGTAAAACCTCTTTTTCAGTACTATATGTTTCAACAACACTATTTTTAATAGGAATAGGGGAACATGAATTTAATACTATACAATGATTTAAATGTGGTTCTGAGTTTCCATAATTTAAAAAGGTCGACCCTATAAATGTAACTTTATCTCCTTCTAATTTTGGAAAATTAGAAATAAATGAAAAGTTTATTTCATTTATTTTGATGTCTCTGTCAAATGATTTATCACATATCATATCAACTATAGTCGTTGAATTATTTGACATTTTAATATATTTACTATTATATTCGGTGTCGTCATCATTATCATCCATTTTTCTTCCCATTATCTCAAACATTTTTTCTATTGTCGACATATTACGAAATTCGGATGTATTTTTATAGTTTTTTATTGGTGTTGATAACCATTTATCAATTATATTCTCTAATTGTTGCTTAGTTATCATTTTTATAGGATACACAAGATCTACATTTTCCATTTGTCCATAATTAAACGCAGCTAATACAATTTGTCTAAGAAGGTCTTTACACAATTCATTTGATATATTCATATTTAAATTTTCAAAATATTCAATAATGGTTGTTACTAATTTTTTATATGTTTTTATTGGAATAGGAAAATCTCCATGACTACTACTGGCTTCAATATCAAAACTACATATTTTATAAGGAACTCTATCTTCCTTTTCATTTAAAGGAATAATATCTTTATAATTAATAATAATTTCGAATTTACATGTTGTTTTTTTAAAACCTTCTTTCACTATTTGTATTATTTTTTTATTTGGTAATGCGACCCAACCAGACGGACTTATATCTCGAATATGAAAGAATCTTAATAAAGGTGGTATGTTTGCCTCATATAATATAGTGTTTGTATTCATAAATAGATAACCCTCTTTTAACAGGCTTCGTCCTGAATCAGTATATTCGCCATACCATAAATTTTTTGCTTTATTAAACGCATTCAAATTTGTAAATTCTAATTTTATAAATTTATGTGATTTACCACCATCAAATCCATATAACTTTTTTCTTTTTACAATAATACATTCAGTGATTGAATCTTCGTAGTATTTTCCCATCTTTTTTTTAATATCCATCAAAAACATGTTTTTAATGGAGGTATTCCATTCATCGCTTACCATTACATAGAAAAACGGTTTATAATCATTTACGATAATAGAACAAGTTTCACCTATTGAATTCAACCCAAATATTTGGATTAAGAAAATATTGTCATCTTTATAGGTTGGTTGTCCATCTTCGCTTTCAGAACCGTCATTATTACTTTTTGAGTTATAAACATTAAAATCAACGAGTTTAAATACTTTATCCATTTTGTATAATTAAATTAAATTAAAATACACTGGTATATTTAATTCAATTTTTTATATTATTTCGTTAGGAGAATTATACCACACATAATTGAGATTATTCCACCTATTCTTCTAGAAAATGTCTCTCCTGAATCTTTATTTAACAATAATATTAATTTAGATCCTAAATAACCACCTACTATCATAGATAATACTAAAATGGTTCCAATATAAATGTTTACATGTCCCTTTTTGTAATAATTATATACACTAAGCATGGATACTGGAAATAATAAAGTATATAATATTGTACCTTTAATAGTTGAATAATCGCCAATTACATTAAAATAGTAAACTAAAGTTAATAATAATATAGTGCTTCCCATACCAGTCATACCTGATATAATCCCTGCAAAAACCCCTATCATTACTGGCAATATGTTATTACTCATATATATTAGCCATATATAGTATTTTATTTACGATGTTTTTTAGATTTGTGTGTTCTTTTATGTTTTTTTGTTTTGCGTACCCTTTTATGTTTTTTACTTTGGGTTTTTCGTTTGTTATATTTTCCTTTACGACTTTTACTTCCTCCTCCAGACGATAAATGTTTTTTGTTGGAAGGATGAGATTTAGACTCAATCCATTTTTTAAAAGATTCTGCGGTTCGTTGTCCTTCATATTCTTCTACAAGGTCTCCTTTTTCAGAAATATAATGAATTGTAGGAAACCCATTAATAGATATATTTTTTTTTGTTAAATATTTTATTTTTGATTGTGGGTTTTGTAAAATTTCCTGGTTAATATCTACTACAATAATATTATCATTTAATTTGTCGTGAAGTTCATTTTCAACCTTTTTCCATTCAGGGCGGGTCATTTCACATGGACCACATCCAACCATATAAAATAAAACAAACGCGTGTTGATTGTCCTTTTCAATATAATTATTAAACTCTTCGATATTTTTAGTTGTAGGGTCTATATGTAAGATTTTCATTTATAATCTTACATTAGAAATTAATATACAAATATAATTTAAATAATTAACAATTTTATCCTTATTAAATATATATGTCACCATTACTTATTTTGTGTATTATAGTTGTCTTTCTATTAGGGTTAAATTTTTATTTAAAAGGTGGAAGTCCTGAGTTTATAGAGGGGTTCGCAAATGATGATGAGTTAAGATGTCCAAATATTTTAATACAGAGTGATAAAATATTTTATTTGTATAATTCTAAACTAGCAAATATTCCAGGTGTAAATCCGGTAAAATTTAATAATTTAGAAGATTATGTCGAGTTTTTAAATTGGCAAAGAAGTCAAGGTATAAGATGTCCTGTATTATATTTACAAAAAACATATGATGCTCAAGGAAATGAAGTTTATAAGGTTAGACCAAGTGTTACTGAACCTCAAGGTGGTCTTCCACCAGCAATTTCTCCAAATGTTATTCCAAAAGACCCAAACCCTACACTACTTGTCGACGCAACACAAGCTGATAAACCTTATAATAAAAATTCGTATCCTGCGTATGACGCCTCATCATATTATGTAGGTACAAGCACACCGTTAGATACCATTAAACAACAAAGCGAGAACATGTTATATAGTCCTGACCCAATGGACGACAATTGGGGTGGTGCGGATTATACACAATCATTGGTTGATAAAGGGGTTTATGCCGGTAACGAAGTAAAACTATATACTCCTTAATTATTTTTGACTATCAATAAATTTCATAACCTTATTTAATGAATTTTTAGATTCGGATAAAGTATTTAATTTTTTAAAACTATCTAAAACTTTATCTGATTTATCGTTTGTATCAATATTTAATATTGCTTGTAACATTAAATTATTAAGTAAATCGTCTAAATTTAATATAATCGATTCATAATTTTTACGATATTTACTAATTAAAAAGGTGTCTTGCATTTTTATAGTATTTGATTTTATATTTGAGGAATAAGTCTCTGCGTTTCCAGCAATACCACCTGAGGTGGAGTCCGTCATGGTATCTAAACCTTCTATTGTGGGTGTGAATTTTAAAATTAGATAAATTACAAATAGTATGACAATTATTCCTATCAACAGTTGAAAATGGTTCCCTTTCATTTTATATTATATTCTATTAAAATATATTCATTTTTTCAACAAAAACTTTACAATATTTTCACAACACGGTTTATTTAATTTACGGGTTTGATTTTTAGCATTTGTATAAGTTAAATTATATAAACATGTATCATCCTCATTTAATTTATTCAATAAATTTTGTAGTGTCCCGAATTTATTTATAATAACTATTGCTATTGATGAACTAACACTTGGAACCTGAGACAACATGATTTCATCTATATTATTTGGGGTAATATTGTCCTTTTTAATCTTTTTTACAATATTAATATAATTTTTATCAGTTACGTCATGACTCACTTTAATTTCATTAATGTTACTATAATATGGTGTTTTATCACCTTTAATGTGTTCCTTAATCATTTTAGTTATGCTATTACATATAAATAGTGCGGTTTCTTCAATGGATAATGTTCTTAATACAGAAAACCCTTTATAATAATTTAAAGATAAAATCGCGGAATAAACCATAATTTTATCACCACTGTTATTTTGAAATTTATTTATATCACCTTCAATTAAATAAATTATATTGTGTTTATGATGTGATAATCCATCTAATCTATACGATTGTTCTTCGTACCTACCATCTTTTATACTGCTAATTAAATCGCAAATACTTTTCCTCTCTATTATTAGTAGGTCCTCTTCGTTATTTGAAATAATAATATCACCTAAAGCCAAATTTTCGGTTTTTATTTCGATTTCTTTAAAGGTTGGATTTGATGCTATTAATAAATTAATATTTATTAATAAATCGTGTTCTCTATAGTCAATTTTAATAAACATGATAATAATTTCATAACACACAATGTTATTAAATCATTTAACATTATTATATAATTTAACACAATTAACCAATATTTCCTCCGTGAGTTGCGTGATAACCGTATTTTTGTGTTTGAATTGTTTTACTTATAACACATACTTTAGGTAATGATTGAGGCGCACGGATAAGGTTAGGGTTTGATTGCATAAAAAGACCAATTCTAGATGCGATACCTGACTTTTTGGGTCCTCCACATACATTTGTTCTATTGCAAATAGATGCCGCATTGCGTGCGTTTTTACTTCCAGACATATAAACCATATTATATAATATTAAAATATTATATTTTAAAAATAAATAATTCTAAATCTTCTTAAATATTTGTCGACAAGTTAAATGTACAAGTATAAATAATATAAAGGTAAACTTAAATACAGTATATTATATCAAAATGTTAAACTTAAATTATGAAGATGATATTGTTAAATGTGATGATGGCCTAATATTTAATCCATATAACAATTTAAATGTTGAGATTACATTGAGCGAAGTTCAATCTATTCTTACTAAATATGGTGTTCCTCCAATTGTCAACAATCTTGTGTTATATAAACGAGCGTTTATTCATCGTTCATATACTAAACGACCCGGATTTGAAAATCTACAACAAAATATTACAATTGTTGAAAAACCACCCGATTGTATTAAATTGAGCACCAAATCAAACGAAAGGTTAGAATTCTTAGGAGATGGTATTTTAGAATTAATCACAAAATATTATCTTTATAGAAGGTTTCCTAAAGAAAACGAAGGTTTTATGACTGAAAAAAAAATAGCAATTGTTAAAAACGAGGCTATTGGAAAAATCGCAATGGAGATGCACTTAAATAAATGGTTAGTTTTATCAAAACATGCTGAAGAAAAAAAGATTCGAACAAATCTAAAAAAACTGGGGTGTTTATTCGAGGCTTTTTTAGGTGCGTTATTTTTAGATTTCAATAAAATAAGTATAAAAGACGATGATGGATGGTTTAAAAATATATTTGTTACTGGTCCTGGGTTTCAAATAGCACAAAAATTCGTAGAAAATATATTTGAAACACATATTGATTGGATATCATTAATTCAAAATGACGACAATTATAAGAATATTTTACAGGTAAAAATCCAAAAGGAATTTAAAGTCACACCACATTATTTAGAAATAAGTCATGATCCAGAAGTTGGATATAAAATGGGAGTTTATTTATGTTTAGGACAACAAGTACATAATTTAAATTACAATAACGCAATAAATATTAATCAAATCAAAACATTTAAACAAATTCATGAATATGTTAACACTAACAGTAAAATATTTTTATTTATGGGTGAGGGCCAACACAAAATAAAAAGAAAAGCAGAACAACTTGCTTGTAACGAGGCACTTACATTTATTACCGAACATTTAGGGGATACAAATGAATAAACAGTATATATTATCAATGTAATGTTTAACACCTTGTAATAAATATTTTTTATAAAATATTTATTATTTATTATCATTTAATTATAATTATCAATTAATTATAATTAATCATTGTAAATGAGAACTGGTGCTAAAAAGTTTTATATAGTTTTAATATAAAGTTATGAGTAATTATTTAGACGCATTAAAAATTAAACCAAATATTAAAACACATAAATTAGTTGATATTATTATTCCAGAAAACCCTATAATAATAAATCCTAATGAAAGTGTACAAAATATACCAAGACCTATAATTAATATAATTGATGAACGACACAAAGGATATAATGTTGAATTATTTAAAAATAAATTAGCAGCACAAAAATTGTTAAAGGTCCGTGTTAATCCTAATATTGAAGAAATTCAAAAACTTAACGAACCTATTAAGCCTATAAAACCATCTAAAACCACTAATTTAAAAATAATATTAGAAGATGAGGAATTAGATGAAGCGCCTCAACCAGTAATTGAAGAAAAAAACCAACCAGTAATTGAACTAGAGGAACCCACACAAATTATAAAACCTATAAGAAAAACAAAACAAGTTGAAAAGGGAGTTGCTATATTAGGTCCTGAAATCAATGTAAAAATTGATAATAAACCAATAACTCACTTTTTACCAGAAAAACAACCAAAACTCATTATAAAGGTTTCAAATTATTATATGAATAATAGAGAAAAATATATTAATAATATTAATTCCATTTTTCAACCTTATAAAAAAACATTATCCGAAAAAGAAAACATTTCTTGTAATAATATTGGGAAAACATCCGGAAATGTATCACTATTAACACATCAGCAAATTACAAGAGATTATTTAAATTTATTTACTCCTTATCGCGGATTATTATTATACCATGGACTTGGTTCTGGTAAAACATGTACATCCATATCTATTGCGGAAGGTATGAAAGATAACAAAAAAATTATTATAATGACACCTGCCTCATTAAGAAAAAATTATATGGTTGAATTAAAAAAATGTGGAGATTTATTATTTCGTAGAAATCAATACTGGAAATGGATATCTATAACTAAAAATCCAGAGTTGTTACCTGTATTATCAAATGTGTTAAACATACCTGTAGAATACATAAGAAAAAAAAAGGGTGCGTGGTTTGTTAATGTAAATGAAGCATCAAATTATGTTTTGTTATCTGGTGAAGATAAACAATCATTAGACGAACAGTTAGATAAAATGATTGAAAGTAAATATACTTTTATAAATTATAATGGGTTAAGGAATAAAACATTAAGCGATTTAACAGACAATTATACGAAAAATTTATTTGATGGCGCTGTAGTAATAATTGATGAAGCACATAATTTAATTAGTAGAATTGTCAACAAATTAAATAAAGAACCAGAGATTAAAGTATCTAATAGAGGAGAAAAAGAACATCAATCCAAATTTTTATCAATCAAATTATACGAGTATTTAATGAGTGCGGTAGATGCACGCATAATTTTACTTACAGGAACACCTGTTATAAATTATCCAAATGAATTTGGTATTTTGTTTAATATTTTGCGTGGATATATAAAAACATGGGAATTTCCTTTACAGGTAAATACTTCTAAAAAAATAGATAAATTTTACTTTGAAAACATATTTTTAAAAGAAAAAACATTAGATTATATCGATTACTCACCATCAAGTAAAATATTAACAATAACACGAAACCCGTTTGGGTTTAAAAATGTAAATAATAAAACGGGATATCATGGTGTTACTGATGAGGTTCGTAATGATTCAGGTGAGTTAGTTTTAAATAAAGACTTTATTAGTGATGATGAATTTGAAAGAAAAATCATAAATATTTTAAAACAAAATGATATTGAAATACTTTCTCAAGGAATCAAAATAAAAAACTTTAAAGCACTTCCAGATAAATTGGAATTATTTTCAGGGGAATATATTGATAGTGAAACAAAAGAATTGAAAAATATTGACGGATTAAAAAGACGAATAATTGGATTATCTTCCTATTTTCGTAGTGCTCAAGAAGATTTACTACCTACATTTACAAAAACATTGTCATTAGATTATTTTATTGTAAATATTGAAATGAGTGATTATCAATTTAAAATTTATGAAAAGGCACGTGCAGAAGAAAGATTAACAGAAAAACCCGGCAAAAAAAAAGGCAACGCGGATATGTATGCAGATGTATCATCCACATATAGAATTTTTTCACGGTTATATTGTAATTTTGTAATGCCTGATCGACCATTACCACGCAAAGTATCAGGTATAAAAGGCGATGAAGCCGAAAATACAAATATGGGTTATATTTTAAAAGAAACTAAAAAAATAGAGAATAATATTGATGTTACCAATTTATATGAAGGAGAGGTTGAAGGTGATGAACTTATTAATAATTTAGCAGATGTCACTTATGCTTCACGAATAGAAGAAAAAATACAATATATCAAAAATAATCCTAATGATTTTTTATCTCCTAAAGCACTTGAAACATATAGCCCAAAATTTTTAAATATGTTGGAAAATATCCAAGACCCAGATTATATCGGATTACATTTAGTATATAGTCAATTTAGAACACTAGAAGGGGTTGGATTATTTAGTTTAGTATTGGAAGCAAACGGATTTAACCGATTTAAAATAAAAAAAACAAGTTCAGATACATGGGAACTAGACATTACAGATGATGACTTAACAAAACCAACGTATGCTTTATATACAGGAACCGAAACTATTGAAGAAAAAGAAATAATTCGAAATATTTATAATAGTTCATGGGATGATGTCCCAACAAATATTTCAAATAAATTAAAAGAGATTTCGAAAAATAATATGTATGGCGAAATAATTAAAGTATTAATGATTACTTCATCTGGGTCAGAAGGTATTAATTTAAGAAATACGAGATATGTTCACATTATGGAACCATATTGGCATCCAGTTAGAACTGAACAAGTTATTGGACGCGCAAGGCGAATCTGTAGTCATACAGATTTACCAAAGGAATTACAAACCGTTGTAGTATTTATTTATTTAATGATTTTTTCTGAAAAACAATTAAAAAGTGATGATGCTATTGAACTTAAAAACAAGGATTTAAGTAAACGACTACCTCATGTACCTATTTCAAGTGACCAAATGTTATTTGAAACATCAACCATAAAAGAAAAATTAAGTAATCAATTAACTAAAATAATTAAAGAAACATCTTTTGATTGTTCAATTTATCCTCACGGTAAAGAAAAAATAACTTGTATGAATTTTGCGGACCCGACTAGTTCTAAATTTTCATATATACCCGATTATTCAAAACAACAAAGTGATAATACATTAAGAACAAATAAAAGGACTTTTGAATGGACAGGTAAATCAATAACAATTAATGGTGTTGAATATGTTTATCGTAAAATAAATAAAAATTTATTAAATATATATGATTTAGCAAGTTATAAAGAAGCATTAGAAAACCCGGGTGTTAATCCAATTCAAATAGGAACTTATGAAATAAACGATAATGGAACAGAAGTATTTAAACAAATTGTAAATTAATTTGTGTGTGTATCCATAAATTTTATCATCATATTTGTCAAAACATCTATTTTATTATTTATAATTTTAAAATTTTCTTCAATCGTTATTAATTCAAGATTCTTTTGAGGTTCTCCAATAATAGATGTGTCACTTTCATTCGTTTTTATTTTTTTTAGTTTTGAAAATATGTTTTCTGAAGTAACATTAATAGGCTCTTTATTATAATGAAGTAAGTTATCGTCAAGATAATTTATACTGTTTGTACCCCATGATATGCGTTTATTAACATCTCTAAAATCTTGAGTATTGGTTGTAGATGTGATTTTGTTGGGTAATTCTATTATGTTATTTCTTATTATTGAACTTTCTAATTCTTTGTTGTCAATTTTAATATATTTTATTTCATTGGTTTTATTTTGTACTTCCTTTTCTTTTTTAATTGATGTTTCCTGAGGTTTTAAAAATGAAGAAGGATTTGCTCCTTTATTAAATTGTTCAGTGTCAAAATTTCGTTTGGCGATTGTTTGTTTAATAATTAATTCCATGTCTTCTAATGGTCCATCAATTGTATCGTTAAATTTTGGAGCCGTAGGAATTTTAATTGTATTATGATTGTCAAAATCATTCTTTTGTTTAATGAATTCTTTGTCAAACTTATTTATTCTTTCCGTTTGTAAATCTTCAAATGTAATTATTTCTTTCTCTTTATCTTTCTCTGAATCCTTAATAATTTCACTTTTGATTTTATTAATAATAACAGAAATAAACATTTTATTAAGAGACATTAAATTTGGTGATGAGTCTTTTTCTTTATGATAAAATCCATTTATAATTGAATTGAATATTTCTTTTATTTTATCAATATAATTAACATTTTTTTGTACTATATCAGTATCAACTATTAATTCCCAAAGTAATTCAACGTTACTATTTAGTATAAAATCGGATTTATTCATATGTATCTACTAAATAATATTTTATATACTTTTAACCAATTATAAATTATCGTTAAAATATAATTTTCGGAATTTCTGCATATATTTATCTTTTAAAACATGATTTTTTAAATAATATCCAGTTACGGTATCTTCTAACATATGAACTATAAAATAAATAGAATAAACACCACATTCAGTGTTTCCATATTGGTGTTCAACAGGATAATTTTGGTCAAATATCATTTTTATTTTAAGTTGTTTTCCTTGTTGTGTTACCTTATCTACTAATTTTTGTATTTGAGGAGGAATCTTATTTCCTGCGCTATCAAAGAAAAATATTTTGCCTTTTTTTATGTTTATAAATAATGATATCCAATGCTGTCCTGATTTATAGTGGGGGTCTGTATTAAAAATAAAACCTAATTTTGTTTTACCTCGTTTAATTTGGTCTTCTAAATTTAAGTTACAAATATCATCCCAAACACACTTATTATCTAATAGTTTACTATCAAAATCAATTGGCGAAGGACCAAAAAACTCAAAACATTTATAAGCCTTTTCGTATTGTTTCATAACACTAGTTATATCAACACTGGATAGCCATTCATTAGGATTT